GGCTGCGGCGGTAGGGGATCAACCCCTCGCCCTGGGCCTCGATGTCGTCGGGGCCGAGGAAGAACCCATCGAACTCATCAGCGGCGCTTACACGTTGTCCCGGCTTGCGGAGGCGTACCAGGCCTACACTCACCCGCGTGGGGCGCTCGGCGGTGGTGAAGCATTCGCCTAGGGATTCGCGGCTGCCGTAGGCGTTGATCAGGTGGGCTAGCTGTTTCTGCAGACCTTTGGGGCCGCGCTGGGTAAGGCGATGCACGTACTCATCGCAGATCGTGTTCCAGTTGCACAAGGCCACGATCTCGCAGCCGGGCGGGGCGATCTGCCAGGCGTGGAGAATGTGGGCCTCGTCCGCCGAGAAGGGCGGGTTCATCACGATCAGATCGATGTGACTGACCGGGGCCGCTTCCAGCTTGAGGAAGTCGGGACTGATGCAGTAGCCACCGCGCTGCGTTGTCAGCAGGTCTAGCAGTTGCGGCTCGGTTTCACACCACAGCACCTCGGCAGCGCCACGGTTCAGGCACTCGCGCACCAGGTTCCCACTGCCGGCGCTGGGCTCCAGGATCGTCTTGCCCCGTAGGTCAAGGCAATCGAGCATGGTGGCCGCTACTTCGGGCGGGGTGGGGTAGAAATCAGGGTTGAACATTGCTCAAACCTCAGACCAGTCAACCCGAACCGCCGAGTGCAGCGTCCCATCGGCGATAGCACGGGCAGCGGTGCCGGGGTCCATGGTGGTGAGGGTTGCGGTAAGGGCAGTCACAAGGCCATCCCGGCGCTGCTGCTTGGCCTCCTCAGCTTTGGCAGCCGCCTCCCTCAGTTGCGCCTCCATCTCGGCTTGCTGCTTGACGCGAGCCTCTTCCCGAGCGGCTGCCTCCTCAGCCCGGCGCTCCGCCTCTTCCTGCGCAAGGCGGGCCGCCTCTACCTGGGCCAGGGCCTGGGCTTCGCGGGCGGCGATTGCTTCCCGTTCCTTGCGTGCCTGCTCCTCAGTAGCAAGACGCTGGCGCTCGGTTTCAGCTTCACGGGCCAGGCGATCGGCCTCCACTGCCTCTCGTTGAAGCTGCGCGATGCGGTCGGCCTCCTCGCGGGCCGCCTTCTCGGCGCGTAGAGCCTCCAGCTCTATGCGCTCCGCTTCCTGGGCAGCCAGGGTGTCGTGCAGGATCTGCAGCCGCTCTAGGGCCTCAGCGCAACGGTTGGCGCCAGCCTCGCTGAACTCCTCCAGCGTGGTGGGGTCGATCGTGCCCAGCTCTGCCAAGCGGGCGGAAGCGTCAAGGGCGGTTTCAACCCCTTCGGTAAGCGCAGCAATGCGATCCAGGACAGCCCGGTGCGCTTCGATGCGGGCCTCTTCCCGAGCCTCAATCGCCTTGATGGCCGTTTCATGCGGCTCGATCAGGCCCTGAACGGCTGCTTCCAGCGTCTTGGCGGTTTCGTCAACCGTCTTGCCGCGCTGCAGGTGAACCGCCTTGGCGTCCTTCCGGGCGCGTTCGATCTTGCCCTTGAGCTGACGCAGCTCGTAAACCCAGGAGCGAGCCTGCTTGTTGTCCCACTTGTCGTCGTAGTCAAAAACCTTGCCGGGGGCATCTCCCTCGGCGATGGCGATGTCGCAGGCGATGGCTTCCCATCGGCTGATCGCCTGCGCTTCGGCTGCCGGAACGATGGCGGCCTGGGGGGCGGCGGGGGCTTCCGTGGCGGCTGGGGCCTCGGTGGGCAGCACCTCTGCGGTGACGGCTGGGGGTGCTGCGGTGGCGGCCTTAGCGGTTTTGGCTCTGGCCTTGGTGGAGGTGGCGGTCATGTGGTGGTGATCGTTTCGGAACGACCTACGTACGATACCATTATGAAACCGCAACGGCTTAGACCAGCGGCCATTCATCACGAAACACCACCATGGCGACCAGCACCAAGGCCCCCGAGGAGGCCATCAGTATCAAGGCGCCGGATTTCCGGTTCCTGGAGATCAACATCAAGGGCACTTCGCCTTTGGTGGTCAACCGGTTCAGCGCCAAGGCCATCGAGATGATGCGGGCCACACAGGAAGCGGGCAGCACCGCCAAGGCAAAGAAGGTGCGCGAACCGAAAGATTTCGATGCCTTGTTTGAGAACGCCAAACACGTCTCAAACGACGGCTGGGAGGGGATCCACGCTGCCGCCTTCCGCAATGGCGCCATCAGCGCCTGCCGGGCCGTTGGCTACAAGATGACCCACGCAAAGCTCGCGTTCTGCGTGCTGCAGGATGGCTTCGACCGGGTAGATGGTGTCCCGCTGGTGCGCCTTTCCGAGGGAGTAGCTGAGCAGTGGGTGGCCCCAACCCGGAACGCTACGGGCGTGGCTGATCTGCGCTGCCGCCCGATGTATCGGGAATGGGCTGCCGTGTTGCGCATCCGGTATGACGCAGGGATGCTCAGCTCCAGCGATGTGGTGAACCTGATCAGCCGCGTGGGGCTCCAGGTCGGCATTGGCGAAGGGCGCCCCGATAGCAAGGCCAGTGCAGGCTTAGGCTTTGGCCTCTTTGAAATTATCTGACAATCGGATTACGTGGGCCATGGTTGCGTCTGCTGCCATGGCCTGGGCTAGGCAACGAGCGAAGTGGCAAGGGTTCGCAGGTATGGTGCGGAAGGCGTGTCCGGGGCTCGCAAGGTTGACGCGGCAGGCATGGCCCGGTCAGGTCGGAACGGCCAAGCCGGGAGGGCGTGGCAGGCACGGAATGGCAGGGGAGGTCAACCATGGTCGGGCCGGGAACGGCAGGCATGGCTTCGAGGGGCTTGGCGAGATCTGGACTGGAAGGGCACGGCAGGCATGGCTTCGGAAGGCACGGCCAGGCCAGTTCTGGCAGGCAAGGCGTGGTCAAGCGTGGAAGGTCAAGCACGGCTGGCTAGGCGAGATGGGCGATGCGGAGCGAGGTAAGGCACGGCACGGCTGGCTAGGTGTGGTCGGGCTAGGGCAAGGCACGGCTGGCAAGGCCTCGTGGGCACCACTGGCGGGGCATGGCAGGCGAGGTAACAAGGGCATGGCTGGGTCTGGTGTGGCAGGGTGCTGCAGGCATCGCTAGGTGCGGAAGGACAGGTTCGGCAGGCAAGGCAGTGGTGGCAGGGCCAGGACCGGACTGGCAGGCGTGGCAGCGACGGCAGGATCAGGCTGGGAACGGCAGGCACGGTGTGGCGAGGTCAGGAGCGATCGAGGCACGGCATCGGACGGCAGGCATGGCCAGGAAGGCAGGGATCGGCAGGCAAGGAAAGGCGTGACCTGGACAGGCGTGGCTGGCAAGGCGAGATCTGGCGCGGAACGTCTGGTGAGGCACGGCAGGCATGGCACGGTCTGGATGGGTAGGGCACGGCAGGACTGGCTAGGAAGGTCTGGCGGTGTACGCCGTCGCAGGCTCGGCGCGGCCCGGCAAAGCGCGGCATGGAAGGGCACGGCAGGCAAGGCAAGGAACGATCGAGGATCGGTCGGGCGTGGCGCTGCTGGCCTCGCTTGTTGGCGCAAGGCACCGCACGATGCGGCTCAGCTTGCGTGTTGCGGTTGCCAAATGGCAGCAGAATGGGGGTCCGAATGGGCCTCCTCATTCCTATCCCCTGAACACATGGATTTTATCAAGGCTGAACCTGAGTACGTCTTCCGAATTGAGGATGGCGAGGAAGCGATGGGCGTCGATGCCCAGACCGCTGGCAGCGAGCTAGACCGCATCCGGCGGCGTGATGGCACGATCCGCCCTGCTGCGGTGGTTGACGAGGCCAGACCGGAGGAGGCACCGCTGCATCCGGCGTTTGAGTGGCGCGATCCGGTGGCGGCTGAGCAATGGCGCGAGCATCAGGCCAGCACGCTGATCAAGGTGGTGCGGGTGGTGCCTGCTGCTCCGCAAGAGCCTCGCGTGGCATCGGTGCGGCCTGTCACCCAGGCGGCTGCCCCGGTGGTGGAGCGCTTCGACCCGATGGCCAAGGAGGTGCTTGAGGCCGTGGGCCTGGTGGTGGAGGCCCGCCGCAAGGTTGAGGAGCTGAAACTGCGCACCCAGCGGATGGGCGATCGAAAATCGATGGCCGTGCTGGGAGTGGCGTTCAAGATGCTCGATGAAGCCCACGAAGCGCTCGCAAACTGTCAGGTCAGCAGCACATGGGAGCGAGAACTACAGCGGGCCCGGTGAGACTCGTGCAGAGATCGAGGGGGCCGTGGTTGGCCCCTTTTTTATGAGCGGCTCAACTGTGACCGGGGTTCAGAGGTGATCGCTAGCCCGCTCCATCCACGCCTCGGCGTATGCCTGCACCTCGGCCAGCTTGCGGAACATCTCAGCCCGCTCGTCTCGGGCCTGCTGCCAGGCGGCATCACCCTGGGGGTAGAAGTCGCGGGCGTTGCAGGTGGCGGCCTGAAGTGCATCGCTGGCCCTGTCGATGGCCTGGTAGACGGCGTGGTACTCATCGGCTAGGGACTTGGCCCCGGTGCCGTTCAGGTGGATCGTGGGCAGGGCGTAGGCGGTGGTGGTGGCGGGCATGGGTCGGAGGCGGTGGGGTGGTGGTGTGGTTGCCGGATGAGGCAGTGGTCAGGCGTAAGGGCAGTCAGGGTTGCCGGTTGGCTTGTAGCCAAGCTCGGCTGCGCAGCGGGCTAGGCGCTGATCCAGCTCGCGATTGGCGCGAGCCCCGAGGGCCTTCATTTGAGCTTCGATCTTGGCAAGTTCGGCGGTGGTCATGGCGGTCGGTGGGGTGGTGGTGTGGTTGCCGGGATGGGCTCCGGCGGGCCGTGGGGGTTAGGCGGCCATGGGGTGAAGGCTGGTGCCGCCGGTGAAGTGGATGCGAATGCATCTGCCCATGGTCCAGCCAAAGGCGCGGCTGTAGGAAGGGATGCTGTCGTCGTCAGCGGGCAGCGAGTTGATCATTTGCTGGCGCACCGCGTCGTTGTCCATTGCGGTAGCTAGCAGGGCTGCCTTGGTCTTGCGAGCTGTGTAACCGGCCAGAACTAAGCCCCCATTGATGGTGACAGCTACTTCGTAACCGGTAGGGCGGTTGTGGGTGGATCCGTGGGCGAGGGCGGAGATCATGGCTGGTGGTGGGTGGTGGTGGGATCTCTCCCCCCGGTCACCATACTGTAACCCATGCGTGACGGCATGGGAGGGACAGTGCTGGCCGGTTCACGAATTGTCATCAGCCAGCCGCCGCCGGGCTCTGCTCCGCCGCACCCGCTCCGCCACATCGGCCCGGCCCTCGGGGGTGAGCCTGAGCCAGCAGCGCTGGCACCACGGGTCGTGCTTGCCGGTGTGGAGGGTGCCGCAGGCCTGGCAGGGCACGCGCACCACCGGGGGCAGCCGCTCTGCCTGCCGTTCGCGGTAGCGGCGGCTGCGATCGGCGGCGGTGGGGTCAGTAGGCATGGGCACCATTCTCCGGCAGGAGCCGCACCATGGCCCACCAGAGACGGGAGGACTGAGCCTCCCAGCACACCTGGCAGACGGTGCCGGTGGCGTTGTCGGGCCAGCGCTCGGCGGGGTCAGGGATCGGCTCGGAGCAGGCGGAACAGGAGGGGATGGCGGTGGGGTCAGGCATCCTGCACCCGAGCAACACGCAGGCTGCCGCCGCACAACCGGGCAGCTTGATCACGCAGCTGCATTGCTTCGGCGCGGCTTTGGAACTGATCGGCAAGGGTCAGGCCGCAGAATTCAGGCATTTTGCTGTTGTCGTTTACGCGGATGCCGAACCCCCAGCGGTTGCCGTCGTGGGCTTCAACTCGGTAGGTGGTGGTCATGTCTGTTGATGCAGTGAGGATGGTTTGCCGGATAGGCTCTGGCGGGCCGCGGGGGTCAGGCGGTTTTGATGTGGAAGCCCCGAGCGATCTCTTTAAGTTCGGCTTCAGTGCGGAAAATCAGCATGAGCCAAAAATCTCCGGTGACTTCTAAATTGTTGGCCTTGATGGCGTTCATGATGTTGTGGCGGAGGGCTTGCTTGCGCTGGGTTGCGGTCATGGCTGGTGGTGGGTGGTGGAAGCTTTCGCTCCCGATGCACATACTGTAACCCACGCGTGACGGTCTGCCCCACCCATCGGTGGCCAGTTCACGAATCGTCGCAATCAGGCCAGCAGCTTGACCACCCGATGGCGAGAGCACCCCAGCCGGCGGGCGATCTCGCGCTGACTGACCCCAGAGCGGCGCCACCGGCGGGCCCGGTCGCGTTTGGTTTCGAGTGCCCAGGCAATAGCAACCAGGACGATCAGCAGAGGCGTCAGCACCCACAGCAGGGCGCAGGAAATGGTGGTCGTCGGTTCGGTGGTGGTAGAACCAACCGGGGCACTCAGGCCTCACCGGTCAGTTGGAAATGGTGTGCCGGATCTCTCCGACTCGCACATCATAACCCCTGTGGCAGCGATCAAGGCTGGTATGATGCAAGAGCAGCGGGGTGGTTCCTGCTGTTCAGGCCGGTCGGCCTGGTGGTGAGCGAAGCCCTTGGCGTGATCGTCAGGGGCTTTGCTTTTGGAGCGGGATCAGGGTGATCAATGCCCCCGGTTTCTCCAGCCCCACGCAGTAGCGCTTCTGCCAGGTGCAGCTCACGATGCGAGCGTCATCCTCCAGCAGGGAACCCGTGAGGCCGTCTTCGGTGCTTCTGAGCAACTTGGACCCGTCAGGCTTGACAGCGTGATGCTCGGGGGCTGAGGCCCGCAGGATGCCCTTCGGCGTGTAGTGGCCCTTCGGCCGCAGGAACAAGAACACCACCGACATAGAAACGGGCCCCCGGATGATCGGGAGCCCGGTGGCAATGGCGGCGCTGGTGACTAGGGCCCGCCAGGGTTTGACGTTGCGGCAGGATTCAATCATCACCCCCTTGCCAAGGTGACGCTTGCTCCCTTGCGGTGCCGGCGCCATGCCCTCGACTCGGAAGGTGTAGGCCACTAGAACGGCGCCTCCTCATCCGATGGGGGGCCACCCCAGCCACCACCCGCTTCGGCATCCCGTCTGCTGCCCAACAGATCAAGGCGATCCACACGAATCACGGGTTTAGATCTCTCCTCCCCGGTGCTGCGATCGGTCCACAGCTCCAGCTTGAATGATCCGGTGATACCCAGCAGGGAGCCCTTCCGCACGTAGTCGGCAGCGATCTGGGCTTGCTTACCCCAGACCTCTAGGTTGAACCAGTCGGCTTCATCGCGGCTCATGCGATTGACGGCCAGGGAGAGATTAGCCACCATGCTGCCGGATTCAAAGTAGCGGACTTCGGGATCACGACCGGCACGACCCACAAGGCTCACGATGTTGATGCTTGGCGCGCTTAGCGGGGTGACCGCATGGAATGAACTAATCTGCAGCTCTGGGGGTCGGTTCTTCTCGATGCGGAGGCGTCCGGTCAGCACGTAATGCTTGCCTAGCTTGATGCCTGCTCCAGCTTCTTCGGCGAGGTTTCCCCATGCCGTGACTTGCAAGGCCATGGGGGGATCGTTGTCGCGGTATGCGGCGACCTCAACCGGGAAGGTAGCGATCTGCTTGTCGCCAGCGGCTTTGATCGTGGGAGCTGCCTTGACGAGGGCCAGCAGGGTGAGGTTGTTCATCGGATGTGGGGTTAGTAGAGGTTGCCGGGTTGGCCCCGGCGGGCCGTGAGGTCAGGCAACAAGAAGCGCATTTATTGAGTTATATGGCATCTTAAATTCTACAATTCCCTCCTTTTTCATTTCGTTTACGATTGCTTCGGGAATAGGAATGGTTACTGTTTGCCTATAGGCTATTCGTGGCTCTGAAAGCCACCATCCTGTCCCGCGATTAGTTAGGTCCCATCCTTGCTTGAGTCGTTGCACGATGTCTGCTTTTTCCATGGTTGTGTTTGTTACAAAGGTGAGCGGGAAAGAATTGATCAAGCGGCAGCCGGAGCATCCCAGGTGCGCGGCAGATCGGGGTCGTCGTCGGTCAGGGCAGCACCGGCAGCGTTCCACTTCTTCACCGAGGGCGCAGAAACACCAGCGGTAGCCAGCTTGCGCAGAATCTCGATAGGTAGTTGGCCGATAACGTAGGTATCGCCGTTGCTTAGCTCATTGGCCATGGCGTTCATTCCAAACGGAGTGAGGCCGGCCTCCTGGCAGCGTTTTACGGCTGTAGCCAATATGGCGGCAGGAGCACCGCTATCAGCCTGCTGCTGAGGCTGGGCAGCCTGTTGAGGATGAGCAGGTGCCTGACTGGCAGGTGATGCCGGCCTTATGGGTGGCGCTGGTCTGGCAGCTGTTCGGCGAGCTGGCGATTGAGTTGCTGGAGATTGCCGCCGTGGCGCTACCTCATGGCTGGTGGCGTCTGCGTCGTTGTCCCCGCTGGTTGGAATACAAAACGCCTGCATGGCAGCGTATTTGTAGGCGGCCGACATTGCCTTGTTGGTGGCTTTGTCGGCGCTATCCATAGCCTCGCCGAACGTCTTAACAACGTGGTGCGAGCCATCTTCGGCTGCTACAAAGTCAAATTCAACTTCTACGACAACATTAAAGAGTGCGCCGCCAGACTTGGTTTCCCGCTCTGTTTCAAGGCGGTTTAAAACGCGGGGCAAAACAACAAGCCCAGCCTCTGACAAGATTGGCGCCAGAGCATTGTAAACATCGTCAATGCCGCGAAAGTTGTAGCCCTGTTGGCTGTTTCGCTTGTCTTTAGCAATTCCTTTGCTGGCAATGGCCCCAGCAACGGCGGCGATGGCGCGGTAGACGGCGGGCGGTGCGTGCCCCGAGGCTTCGGTCATGGGGAGGTCGGTGGTGGTGTTGCCAGGGGTTGGCCGTGGAGCTTCCGTGGCCCCGGCTTTGCAATTCTACCCCATCCCTAAGCCGTTTGGGAACCGCAACAGCTAGGATTGCCACGGCAGCCGCTTCGTCTACCCCTATTGCGTTATGCACTTGCTGCATATTCGTTAGGCTTTCGCAACATACTTCCGAGAGCAAAGGACTAGCTCTGCATCTACGCTGCACTTGAGCAGCAGGATGATGCAAATGCTTGCGCGGGGGGGGGGGGCTGGAGTCTACTTCCATCACGCCATTTCGCATCATGTCAACCCCCCCGATCCGCATCCATGCAGCAAATCAGGAACAGGCTGATGCCGTTTGGCGTGCCCTCTGCGAGCAGACAGCCATCACCGAGGCTGAGGTGTGGCTAAATGGCGCTTACCTGTTCCATGTGGTCAGGCACGGCGGCGGGATGCAGACAACTCTGCGTGAAGCTCGGCCGGTCCATAGTCCCCTTCCGGTAGCCCTCGAAGCTGCCTGACCGTCTCAGCCAACAAAAACAGCTCCTTCTCCAGCTCAGCTTTGGTGTAGTCGGCTGTGCCAAGGATCACGTTGCGCAGGTGCTCGCGGCGATCAGGCGACGCGGAGGAGGGGTAGGCAGACAGCACGGCATCGAGTGCCTCGCGCATCGACCGTCCTTCGCCTATGCGCTCCTGGGCAAGCCGGTCAAACAGATCGGCCAGGGCCTGGCTAAGGCTCCGGGCCTCGCTGGGGCTGAGATTTACCTCCCCGAGGTACGGCAGCGTCAAGTAACCCGCCTGCAGGTCGCAGAAGTCGGCGTAACAAAGGGCCTCGTCCTGATGGTCTGGATGATGAAGCCAGATTGCGTTGTTCAACCACTGGTCCTCGATCCGGTAGGCGCTGTGGGGGCCGTAGCGCCTCATGCAGACCTCGGGGCCTCGTTGTTGCCACAACCAGATCGCCTCGTTAGCCCCACCCAGGGCGTCAAGGTTCCGGTGGCTCGGCTTGACGACGCTTCCGTTGCGCAAGTGGCTGAGCTGCGGGCTACTGAGCCAGCCCTTCTCGCTCAGGGCCCAGTCGGCAATCGAGCCCAGTTGCTCATGCGACAGGCCGGTACGGGCCAGCCAAAAATTCAGCACGGCCGAAAGGTGCTGCCGGCCCATCAGGTGACGGCGAGATGAGAGCTGGCGGCCTGGGGGGAGTGAGTCGGGCACGGTCGGGGATGGTGGTGGGGGCAGGTCGGGCCAGTCGAGCGCCTGGCGAAGGTCCGTAGTGACTTTCATAAGAGAACCGTAAGCCCTTAACGGCTTACAGGTTGTGGCCTTCTACACGCCCGTTACAACACCATGCGGCAAGGGGGTGCGTGGCAGTTGCAAAACTGGAGCGTCACGTTGCGGTTGGCGTAAGATGGGGGGCAGTGATGGTCAGGGCTTGTCCTGCCAGGCACAAAAAAGCCTCCCGTGCGGCCAGCTCGGGAGGCTTTTGGAATTAACCTACGGAAAGACTCTACATGTCAGCTGAGTACATCGGCCAACGGCCGCCGCATACTTCCCTGCCGAATTGGCTGCGAGGTAGAGCCACACCTCTGGAGCTTGCGACCCTATGGGCACTCCAGAGCCACTACCCCAACATCCACCCTTCGCTCAGCCTGCTGGCCAAGGAGGCATGTATCTCCCGGCGATCGGTCTGCACGGTTCTCACGGGCATGGAGCGTAAGGGCTGGCTGGTTCGTGATCAGGCCTTTGACGGCTCCGGCCGCAAGACCTCAAACCGCTATCGGCTGACGATCTGGGATCTTCGCTGGTTCTCGATTGATGATGCAGGAGATGCACTAGCGCAGGAGATGCACCATCGGATTAGCGCAGGAGCTGCACCATCCCTAGTGCAGGAGGTGCGCATACCTAGTGCAGGAGGTGCGCATAAAGAAGATCAATCTAAGAAGAACAATCTAAGTAAAACCTTAGAACCCCCCTTGCCCCCCAGTGGGGGGAACGCACGCGAGGGGCAGGGCGAGCTGCTCACGGTCGAAGCCATGCCCGTTGATGCTGCGCTTTCCAAAAGCCCAGAACCGGCTAAGGTTCCAGAACCACCACCGCAGACCATGGCCCTGACCAGGCCAGCGCGGAAGCCACGCTTCCAGCCATCACACGACCTGATCCCTGCCGAGCTATTGCCCGTCCATCCCGAGATCCTGGGTTTCTGGGCCGTAAAAGCCGGAGCCCGCACCCAGCAAGCCTGGGATGACCTGATCAAACAGCTCGGCCTGATCCAGCAGGATTCACAGGGCGGAACCGAGACGGTCCGCACCCAGCTTCAGACCGGCATTGACCGGGCCCCGATCAAGCCGTGGCTGTCGGTCAGCTACGGCAACTGGCGGAAGTTCGGGATGCAGCAGGGCACCACCTGCAACCGCCGCCCAACCCCTGAGGAAAACGCAGCCGCTGCCGTTGCGTTTATCCAAGCCCGCGATGCCCGCAAGGCTGCCGCTGCTGCCGCCTCTCAGCAAACCCTGCTCGCTGAGGTGGTTGCGTGATCAGCCTCCAGCAGTTCCAGGTAGCCATCACCTCGCTGATGCAGATCCTGCCGATGGCCAAGCCGCTATCAGCAGCGGCCCTAGTGATGGCCTGGGACACCTTTCCCGAGCGGGCAAAGATCGATCTCACTGATGAAATCCTGCTGTACGCGGTTCAGCAGCGTGTGCTTGACACTGAGCCTCAGAGGGACATTGCGCCTCACATAGCGCTCCTTCGCTACGTTTATCCGGTTAAGCGAACAACAAAAGAACAGCGTGGATTGGAGACTTTTACCGATCAGCCCTTGTTGGACAGGGGGCTGCGACCTGATTTAGCTCAACGCATGGCCCGCCGTGATTGTTTCCACGACACTGCACCGGTCCGGGATGAAGTGAGGCTGGATACGACCCCGCGCCTTCCCGAGGGAGCCGGCGGCAACGGCCCACCGTGGCTGCAGCAAACGGACGAGCAGCGGCGGGCCCACCTGCGGGAGGTGATGAAGGCTGTGAAGGATCTGAGAGCCGCTGGCGTTGACACGGGCACCTGGACGCCTCTGCAGCTGAACATTGGCCGCTCTTTTTTCAAGCAGGTGCTAATGGGCGCCCCGTTCCTGACGGAAACCAAAATCGAAACCGTTGCCGCCTGGGTTTTACGGAATGGCCAGACTGTGGACCGGATGCTGCAAGAAGCCTTAGAGGGCGAGGCTACGAAGCCTTCCGCCGAGGGGCTGATGGCTGACTTGGTGGGGCCTGCTGCCAGGGGGCTCCGGTGATGTTCACCCCCACCTGCCGCCCCACCCCGATCCCCGGCATCTACGAACACCAGAGCGGCGCCATGATCCGCCGCACCGTTGCCGAGGTGGTGGCCGCCCTCTACCCCGAGCAGCCAATCTGCCAGCCCAACGGCACCGTCCGCCGCGCCTTTGCCCGCATGGCCCGCCAGAGGGCCTCAGGAGAGCCTGTGGTGGCTTCTGACTGGGGGAACGACCCGATCAGCCGGACAACCGCGCACCTGGCCTCCTGGGGCCTATGGGACGAAGCGCAGATCATCGCGGCGCCGTTGCACCTAGCTGACCACCGCCTCCGGGTGGCCACCACCGCAGACCTACTGCTTCGTTTCCCTGATGGCGCCCTGGGCATCGCCCTGTTGGTCACCGAGGCCCAGCCCCCAGCCATCCCCGAGCCCTGGCTTGCTGCCCTTGGCGGGGCTCTAGTGATGTGCTCCGATCAACTCCGCACCGTGATCGATCGGCCCTTCCTGATCTGGGCCAGTCCCCTTGGCGTCACCACCACCGAGCACGACCCGGATGAATGCTCTGTGCCCTGGGTCACAGGACTGGAAACGGTCGCGTGGCTCGATGCGTTACGAAACCGCAGCACTGGCTTTGCAAAAGCGGAAGCAATGGCTTAGAGTTGCGGAACGGCAACAGCCGCACCACCACCAACGACCCGCAACACCATGGACCTTGCTAGGCACCTCTCGCTAGAGCCTCACGACGATGGCCCCGAACTGACCCCAGCCGAGCGCAGCAGCCGCGCACAACTGCGGGCTGAGTACGACGCTTGGCGTCAGGTCAACCCGTTTGCAGATGTTCTGGACTTCGCGCTTCACGTTGTCCGCACCCAGCAGCAGGGGGTGGCGGCGTGAGCCACGTTGAATTCCCGGCGCTGACGCCGGAGGCCGAGAGGGCACTGCGCGAGGCGGATTGCCATCTTGATTTAAGCAAGCCTGGCTGGCACCGCTGTTACCTCGCCGCCTTTCTGCGTGAGGCGATGAAGGGGGCCTGGGATAATGACAAGAGTTGGGACGAAAGTTGGGACGAACTGGAAGCCATCGCCGACAACCTCCACAGCCCCTCGCCGCCCCCGCCAACCCTGGCTCAGGCGCGGGCGGCTGATCTGGACACGCCAGAGGGCAAGGCTGTGGTTCGTGATTTCCTGGCAATGCTGGGGGAGGATACGCAGCCATGAGCGCCGGCAACCGCCTCCCATTCTCTGAAGCCTGGGCCATCGCCGAGGATATTGTGGCCCAACTGGCGCCACACTGCAGCCAGATAGATATAGCCGGATCACTCAGGCGATATCGACCCACTATCGGCGACATTGAGATTGTCTGCCTTCCGCTGCCCTACGAATCCGCCCCGCTATTCCGCTCAGGGTTTGCCTTGGTGGTAGAGCAATTTGAGAAGATCAAAGGTGAGCTGCCTTGCCGCTATACCCAGCGCATCCTCCCGTCTGGGATGAAGCTCGATCTATTTATGCCGGACCCCAACGGCTACGGCCTTCAGCTCGCCATTCGCACCGGCTCAGCCGAGTGGTCTCATGAGCGGTTGGCTACCGCATGGGTTCGGGCTGGCTTTAAGTCAGAGAGCGGCTTACTGCGTCGCGTACTCAACACGGAAGGCATACAATCCCTTGGTTCTGTTGTGCCCTGTCGCACAGAGCGAGAGCTATTTGATCGGATCGGGCTGACGTGGGTCGAGCCTGAAGATCGCGAGGTGCAGCCATGACCCTACCTCTTTGGGTTGTCTGGAACCCCGATGGCGGGGACGAGAGGCCCGACGACGGAAGCAGGTTTCGGGCAAGCGACGCTCAAGATGCAGCCCAGCAGTGGGGGCATCGCCTTGAAAGCCACGGCTGCGAATACACCCTTGAAGAAACACCCGAAACCGTAGTGGTCTGCCGTGTCGATGACATTGGCAGTCAGCGCAAGTTTCGTGTACGCGCTCAAACTTCACGCGATTACTTTGCCGACGAACTGCTATGAACCACCTAGCCCTGGCCCGCCTGCTGGCCCCGTGGCGCACCATCCGGCGGCTGGAGGAGGAGAATCGGCGGCTATCTCAAGAGCTTGGCGACAGCGCCGTAGAGGTGCGGCAGGAGGCCGAATACTTGCGGGGCGATCTGGCGACAGTCAGGGAGGCCGTCAGGCGCCTGGTGCGTTGGAACCTTCAGGGCCACGACAGCCAGGTGGTGGAAGGCGTCTACATCTGGGCCACCCTGGACGGCATGGCCGGTCCGCTGCCGCCGCTGCCGGAACGGTTGGCAAAGCGCGAGCAGCTGATTACACGGCTGCAGGGTGACCCGGAGGCTCGTTGCTGATGGCCGCCGCTCGCGCGCTGCTCACCGTTGCGGAAGCTGCCGAGGCCCTCGGGGTTTCCGATCGGCACATCAAACGCCTTGTTGCCGAAGCCGACGCCAACCGCAAAAGCCGCTGGCGCTGGGGCCGGGAGCTGATCGACTTGGCGCCCGTGGGCAGCAGCAGGCGATGCGTTCGGATCAATGTTGCGGCGGTGGCGCCGGGAGCGGTGGCGTGAAAGCATCCGAAGCTCGTAAGTTGATCGGGAAAGCTGTCAGCTATAAAAATCGATTTAGTTCATTTCCGCCGCGGGTTGGCATTATTGAGGAACTGCGCGGGCGCAACGTGCGCATTGACAGCAACTGGCTATGGCTACCTGATTTTTGGATTGAGCCGATTCCGGTTCTTTCAGAAAACATCCTTGCCTTAGAACTTGACCTAGGCCCCACCCCCTAGCGCCCTCTCCGCAGCCTCGGCTATCTGGAATGGCTGAATATGCGCCCGGTAAGTCTTTGAGTGTTGCAAAGGGCTATGCCCCATCAACCTTGCGGCGGTGTAAATATCCAGCCGACTACCACCCTCTCGCCACAACCTCCCGCCATAGGCGTGACGCAGTGAATACGGACGCCACGGCAGCCCCTGCCGCCTCAGCTCTTTGTTCAACCATTTGCTCACCGCCTCGGGGCGATCGGCGCTTCCCTCCAGCCGAATCCGCAACCGACGATCCCGCAACCCGAACCGCTCCACCCACTCGCGGGGCAGGGGCACCACCGTGCGGAACCCGGTCTTCGTCCCGTCCGCCACCTGGCAGTAATCCTGCTCGATCAGCACCGCCCCCTCGATCTCATGGGGCCGCAGGCCGTAGGTGGCCATCAAACCCCAGTACCAGCGCACCGGATCGGGCGCCCCCTCCACCCACGCGATGATCTCGGCATCGCTCGGCACCGCCACCAACTCCGCTTGGCTGTAGGTGGGCAGTGGCACCTCTGGGAACGGCACCGCCACCAACCGCGACAGGTGCCGCAGGAGGTAGAACAGTTCCTTGTAGGAGCACGTGTTGCGGTCGTAGCGCTCCAGGGCCTTGGCCATGCTGGCGGTCGTGCAGGCGCCCCCCTGTGGAACCTGCCGCAGGCGCCCGAGGTAGTTCACCTGCCAGGTTGATTCCCCCGTGCGCCCGAGAACCACCCGCGCCCGGTAGAGCTTGGCGATGGCCTCGCGCCAGGTGATCGCTCCCGAGGCCTGATCCAGCCAGTACCCCCACTCAAACGTCCCCGTGCTGAGCTGTCGCTCCAGTGTCTGGAGCTGCTTCAAGGCGGTGCGGCGGTTGATCGGGGTGTCGTCCAGCCTCAGGGCGATGCGGGATTGCTGCAGCCCTGGGGCCCCGTCACGCCTAGGCAGCTTGGCCAGCAGGTAGAGCCGCCCACGCTGGGTGTTGATCGAGGCCATGGGGAATACGACGCGGCGAAAAAGCAGAGCTGCACCCGACGCACGGGCCGTGCATAACCTACGCTCTGCCAGTCCCTTCCTGTCCCTTCCTGTCACCTAAGGCAGCACCGCTGCACCCGGCTAGATCGCCCTCTGTGCCTGCACTTTGCCCCAAGCGGCAGGCCAGAACTGCAAGATACAAATCCTCGTCAATCTCGCGGATGTCGTATTCCAAACCTAGTCACCGCAGGGGATCTCGGCGGTGGTGCATAAACTGCCCATCACCACCACGACCCGGAAACCTTCAGAACCACAGCGGTAGCCCGGTGCCTGATCCTCTCGTCCCGGTCCAGGAGGTGGTAGTCGTCAACGGGGAGCCGATCTGGCGCATCTGCGCTGGGGATCTATGCGTGGAGTCAAAGTCTGGCGCAGGGGCCTGGCGGAGCCTTCGGCGCCGCTGCCGGGATGCAGGGGTCACCTTGGCAACCACAGGCATCACAGGGCCCAGTGTGGGGCCTCCTCCGTTGCCGGATCCAGGTGTCTAGCTGAACAGCCAGGCCCAGCCCGATCCGGCCCCCTCAACCTGCCAGCGAGGATTGAAGTTTCTGTAGCTGTATCGAAGCGCTCGGCCAGAGTTGCCGCCGCTCCGCAGCCAGCGCCCGGTGATTAGGTCCAGCTCCCCCTGTGGATCATTTACAGTCCAGCCAAACGGGTCAAACCCGAAACACGCCAGCCAGTGGCCGCCGCCAGACGGGGCTCCAACCGGGCCCTTGTGATAGAAGCCCATGGCAAGCGGCAGACCAGCTTTGATCTCGGCCTGGGCTTGAGCAGCTGAGCATCTGGTCACAAACCTTCCCTGGACCCCCAGCTCCTTCAGTGCCGCCTGATGCGCCGCTTGGTCGGTCGTGTCACCGTGGCGCCGCACCACGGTCCGGTACTGGTCGTCTGAAGTGATCCCGCCGGCACCGAGGTAAGCCAGGCACATTGCGATCGAACTCGTCTGGCATTCCCTATATCCGGTCCCGCCTTGATTGTCGAGCTGCGAAAAATAGGGGAACCCTGTTAGCGGGTTGGTCGGTCTTGCCGCTGGCGGTTCCACAGGCTCAGCTTGTTTGCCGTCCTGCCTCCAGGTGGCAAACCAGGGCCGGTCGCGCCGCATGGCTACCGCGTGCCCATTGGCGGCAAGATCCGCCTCCAGCTCAACGACCGCCGCCGACTGATGGGGCAGAGCCCGCCAGTACGTGAACAACTGGGGCAGGGCAATAGGGGAAGTGTTGGCCATGGTCACGTCAGGTTCTCCCCTAGGTTTCCCGGCAAGCTGAGGCACACGCGAAAGCCCGTGCCTACCGCTGTCTTCGCTTGGGACCAAGAGAGGGTCTTCCCCCTGGAAGGCAAGCGCGGGCTAGGCATCATGGGACGTGCTTTTGATCTTTTACCGGGAGGCACTATGTTCTCAGCCTCCTGCATCTTGCGCGGAGTTGTTGGGGTGACCGTCAAGATGATCACCGGCACCAAGGCTGAGATCATCAACTTTGAGCCGGTCATCTTGGCTCGCTGTGACACGGACCCAAAAGACCTAGAGGAATGGCACGTTGAACTGCTAGAAGCCTTCCACACCCAACCCGCCTAGGACGTGGGCGGTTCCCGGGGATCCTCGGGATCCCGCCGCCGCCGCCCATCCAGCTGGGCCAACAGAGTGCCTCCGGTGGTGGCCGCTGCCAAGGCCCCGGTGCCTGCAGCCTTCCAGATCTCAACGCACTCCCCGCCCTGCGACTGGCAGTAGATCGCCCCGCCAAACCCCCCGACAGCAGCAAGGCCGAGGCACAGGGCCACGGTGTTGATGATCACCTCCCGGCAGTTCACTGGGCCTCCAGTCGCGTCACCCGTCGATCAATGCCGTTGAGCGCACCCTCCACTTTCTCAAGCCGCAGTTCCGCAGCAACCTGGCGGCCGAGGATGGCTTTCTGGTTCTCCAATACCAGATCAAGCTGACGCGGCACGGTGATGCCGATGTAGCCAATGCCAGCCACGGCCAGCAGGATTAGGCCCGCTGCCACCTGTTGCTCAACCTCGCGCCAGAAAGGTGCCTTGCCGGGGGTGCCTGGGGGCTGGTTGCCGCTGTCCATGGGGTATTGAGCTCTGCTTCAGTTTTCCCGATCCCGCAGCGCTGCTACAAAATCAGGTTGGCGGCTGATCCGGTGACACCAGTGAGCGGAGCTAGGTTATTGGATATCTTCCGTAATCTGGATCGGTATAAACCCATCATTCGGGAACGTACCAACATCACCATTGGGATAGGTAACGTCAAACTCTGCCTCATACAAGCCAGCGTTAATGGTGTCGGATGGCTGCCACTTGTATTCCACTGTTGGCGTGCCGGTTGCCGTCACCACTGCAGCCGCTGCGTCAATCACGGCACCCCCACCTCGTGGCCGCCGCGCCCGCATTTGAAACCTCACGGTTGCGCCGGTCAGTACCACCGTTGCCGGAAGCAGCGCAAACTGGATCGAGGGAGACGTATTGCCCCGCTTGATGAAGAATGTTTCGATCTTCATTGCGACCTCACGATAGCGACGTTTGTTTTTGTGGCCGAAAGGGTGCCGGACGTTTTTCTTGCGACGATTTTACCAGCACGAACCGTGCCCGTCAAAAGATAACTTGATGATTTTTCCCTTGGCAGAAGTGTCCCGCGACTGACACCACTCAGGGTTGCCCCGCCTACACCATTACTCAACAACAAGCCACTCTGCATGTTGCCGGACAGCAAGCGCCCAGAGATAACGGCATTTGACAACAGAACGCCACTGTGGGGGCCAGTCAGCAGTACGCCGCTGTTCGGTGGATCGCCCGGTCGCGCCCCCGTCGCATCGGTAACGGCCTCTTGCCAGAAGCCGACAGCCCAGAACCCTAGCTGCCAAAAATCGCGAGACCAGAAACTCATGGGACGGGCCTCATGCTGTCACCGGCAACGCCTGTCCCGGTGATCTCAACGCCGTTGACGCGCTGAACATCCGCGTGGATTGGCGTAGCCTGCGCTGCCGCCAACATTGCTGCCGCATTCTCTGCCGCAGTTGGCACGCTACCGCCCTCTGTGACCACGGTAGAAGCAGCGGACTGGATCAGGAGGGTTTGGACTCCGGCGGAGTAGGCAATGGGGTCACCGCCTGGTCCGCCGACGAGATTTCCGCCTGCGACTCGGGCGATGTAGTTTCCGGTAGGGAACCGAAGTTGCCACATCCCCAGTAAATTGACGGTGATACCTTCTTGCACGCCGGGGCCAAGGACGGTAAGTCCTGATCCTTTGGCGATTCGGTCATAGATGATTCCTGGTTCACTTGCCTGGGCTAGTTTGATTGCACTATAAAGCGTGATGCACTCAATGTCATTCGCGCCCGCGTCCACGCTGATGAGTGATGCTTGAAAGTCAAACGTGAACGGCGCAAGGTAGTAAAGCATCACACATCACTGTTGCGACTTGCGTTGACCGATCCACCAGCATTAGTGATAGAAAGCGTGGTAGAGAAAGGCACGATAGGCGCCCCGCCGCTGCCGTTTCGCACGTCAACTCGCGTGTTGAAGTTGCTAGAAAAAATGAAGCTGACGCTTTCCGTCGTGCCCGCTGCCTGCCGATCAATGTAGGGCACGAACACATCATCCGCCGTCACAATGGCGCTAGCCAGGACAGGGGAAAGGCCGCTGAAAGTCTTAGTGCTCGCATTGAAGGAGGAAAAGGTGTAGCGCAAGCCTTTGATGCGGATGACACCAGCCGAAGGTGTGTCCGTCTTGATACTTTCCACCACAGTTAGGGCCGTGGCGCCGGATAGTGCCGCGACAGGTGTGTATTCATCCCGCAGCAGTCCGCCCGACCCGTTATCACGCGCCACCAAAACGCGGTCGCCCGAAACCAGATTGCCAATGGTGATCCCGACAAGGGTTGGCGGAACCTGCGCGGTGCCGTCATGCGCAATCAACTGATACCGAGTGCTTTCAGCCGGCAGGACACCGGTAATGAACCAGCCCTGCGCTACGAAAAACGTGCCGCCCGCGAAGGTGCCAAAGGGGGCCGAGGGAATCTCAGTGTAGGCCGCATTCAGTACCCGGTAGCGCCAGCCCGGAATGCCGTTGACGGTCGCGGCACTATTTTCGCGTGCGAGGTACTGCAGGTACTGGTAGGCCTCCTGCAGGGTGCAGGAGTTGGAAAGGGTGATGGTTCCCTTGTATAACTTGCCACCATTTCCGTTGCCCAAATCTTGTGTGGTGTCGCCAAAGGCTGTCGTTACCTTTTCTGAAAGAAGCGCCGCCTGCGCCTCAGTCAACAGGATATTGCCGTCAAGCGCGGTCGAAAGCGCCGCGTTACTTTCGCCACCAGCGGATAGCCCCACATCAAAATGCGAATAAGTCTGCCCCCATTTCCGACTGAAGGCCGTTACGTTGCCGCTATCAATGAAAGCGTTTGCGGTTTTGACTTTCACCAGGATCTGGACATGGCCATCTGCCCAAAACTTTGTAAGTTTAGACCCCGACTGCACTACATAGATTGGGCTTCCGGCCACAATGCCGCCGATCGTCTTAAGGCCCGAATACTGGACTGAAGCGCCGGCCTGCTTGATTGATCCGAATTTAATGAACTGTGCCGCAGTGTCGTCCAGATTGAACGCTACCGACCCATCTGTTAGCAAGTTGAGGCGCGAGGCGACCGCTGCATCCCGAGGGCCATCGAGCTTGCTCGGGTTTGGCGCCAGGATGTCCAGTAGGTCATTGCCGGCCGCTGCTGCGTCGTCGGCCAGATCCTGCAGCCAGGCGTGAAGCGCCCCAACCGAGTAGACCTCAGTCGTAGCCCCGGACTGCCGCCGGATGTCGCCGGTCGAGCTGATTTGGAAGTCTGTTCCTATTGGCATGGTGAAACTCAGATTGTGATTAGTCGGCCTCTTGCAGGGCAACGACGTTGGTCGGAGCCGCGGAGGAGATGGTGGCCTGGGTAAGCCACGGGCGGTAGGGAGTGCCACCGCTCGCGTTTCTTACCTCAATGCGGACTTCGCCCGAATACTGGAAATCAAAGCCCAGCGTCAAGCCCGCACCGCAGTTGGCCTGTTGAAGCAAGCCCCCCGTGTCCATTCGGGTGACCTTCACCCTCGATTGGGGGATCAGGTTGCTGATGTTCACCAGTGCGCCCGGCAAGGGGTGAGGTGTCCGCTGCGCCGTGGCATCGGTTTGAATGCCAATGGAAAGCGCCTGAAGCGAGGTTGTGGCCGCTGCTGCTGTGGCGCGAGTGCGAACCTGGAGCGAATAGCCATTGGCTGCGCTGACGGCCACGTTGACCGGCGAGAAGGTCACAAACTCGCTGGCGGCAAGGCTGCTTGTAAAGTTGGCCGAGCAGGTAATCACGTTGCCCACGACGTTGGTGACAGTCGTGTTGGCGGGCAGTCTGAAAGAACTTGTCTGCACGAAATCCCCAGTTTGGGGCTGCCTCGTGAGCGCGGTTCGATCTGTGGCATTGACCGTGACCGTATTTGTTCCGCTTGCCCCGCCGGATGCTTGGCGCACGGTATTCGCAAGAAAAACCCAGGAACCGCCGAAGCCCGGCCCTGTGTCAATTTTGTATTCAAAGATCAGGTTTTGGCAGTTTACTCCAAGCACCGCGCAACCGCCCGCAAGCGCGGTGTGTCCGTAGATTTTCCAGGGCGTTGTCCAAATTATCTCATCAGTCAAGCTTGAGATAACTGCCGATCCCGTACCAATGAACCCAGAGCCCAACCCAAACGTCGCGCTGCACTGCGCTGCGCTCTGTACTGTTGGTTCGAAGCATGAGATTGTGATAACGCCTGTCGTGTTTGATGTGTAGGCATCATCCCAATGCGTGCCGGTGATCGCATTGGTCCCCGTGGTTCGGCCGTCTGTCCAGTGGCACCCGCGCGCAAAAGCATCCTGCATGGTAAGCAGCTGCGCTAATGGCGCGCCAGCAATTCCAATTCCCCAAACGTCATACAGCTTAACGTCAAGCGCCAAGAAGTTTGCTTGAATCGCAGTCGTGCGGAGATTTGTGAAATAAACCCGGCGAGCCTCAATGCTTTTTCCACCACTATTACTAACGGTCAGGATGCGACCAAGCTCATTCGCTGTCCCGCCGTTAATTGGTGAAGTGGGAGTGCCCATATTCTTCATCGTCAGGTTCGTGAAGAATCCAGCGAGGTTCACCACATCATCTCGGGGATGCACATTCGTTAGGCCGGGCAAAAGCGCAAACCCATCAATAACGATGTCGCGCCCCTGCACGCTTATTGCACTTGAAGCTAGTGCAGGGGTGCTGCCCGTCATCACATCGCAATAGGTAAAGTTCTTGATGGAAAAGTCCGAGACGTTAAACGATGACCCTCCATGAATGACCGTGCAATCGGTAAACTCTCCACCAGTTGCGGTGATGTTTACTATGTTGCTTAAGCCACCTGTTCTATTTGACCTTCCCGTGAGTGCCGTAATCCTTTCAAAGCGGGTTCTTTTAAACCGAACGTCTGAAGCAGCAGACACAGCGACCAAGCCGCTGCCAACAGTTCGCCTGACGATTCGGCAGTCTTCCAAAACTATGTTACTAGAATTGGAAGCTACTAGCGCATTGCCTGTGGACCACCACGGGTTGCCATAGGCAACATTAAGAAACTTTGCATTGAATGATTGCACGTTGGACACTGACATAAAAAGAGTTGAATCAGTCAGCAAAAACGTAGTCATACCAAAGCTAAAACTCCACCCGAAGCATAGGTGTGAAGCGGTAAATAGGCAGTTCCTAATCCCCAAAATGGGCCGGTCACGCGTGAGGATGTATTGGGCTGAATAGTCTCCCGCCGTTGAAACTCCCATAATGATGTTTGGGATGCGTATTCTGCACCCGGCTGGTGGCTTGTGGCCTGCGGGGTTTGTCCCGCGCCGGGCCAGTTGCATTGTGCCCGCGAATGGGTCCGAGTAATACCACTTTCCCCGCGCCTCATCGGTAGGAATGAAAGCAAAGCTTGCTTGCCGAACCGCGCTAATCCCTAAGAGCCCACCTTGCGCGACGTTTCCGGTGTAGGTTGGAAGACCCGCTGAGTAGGTAGGTGTCGCGGAGTCAGACCAGCCAATGGCGCTGGTTAAAGTGCCCGCTATATAGCTTATGGTCACTTCGACCAGATGCCACCCACCACCAAGCGCAGTGATTGAGGAAGATGTCCCGGTTGGACTGCCAACTGTCGGGTTAGCGATAATCGTTCCGGCAGCGAGGTCCACGAGTGCCCCGTATCGGTCGGCGCCGCTGCTGATCTGGACTACGCACCATTGGCGCGAATCCTGCTTGAGAATCGCAAAATGGGTGTAGCTCCCGAAGTCCATTTCAGTCGCTAGAAACGACCTACCTGCAAGGCTATGGGTGCCCGCCGCTGTCGTCTCCCGGTAACGATCCGCCGCAGGATAGCTTGCTGGTCCCGGCACCGCATTTGCCGTCGCGCTCAAGTTTGTTGGCGTGAACAAGTCGGTGTTTATGTAGTAGCCGTTCCAGCTATCGCCGCCGTTCATCCACCATTCATAGACGCCGCTGCCCGGCGCTGTCTCAAACTGCGCTGCCGGAAATTCGTCCCGCACTGGCATTTGCAGGGTTTGGTTGTCTGAGCCGTCAGTCAACCCGACCTCATACCAATCGCCAGCGATTGACACGTTTGCAAGGCGCGGCAGGTTATGAGTTACAGCGCGACTGACAAGATGAATCCAGCTTCGCTTGCCCGCATTGGTCGCAACAATCGTCGCGCCACCCGGCAGAGTGATGGTTTCGCCAGCTTGGAAATTTCCAGTCCTTGACCGCAGCTTAATGTAGCCCGCCGATGGCATCGCGCCGCCTGCCGTGGCAGGGCTAAATGATCCCGCTGCCCATACGCGCGTCAATTCGCCCGTCGCCCCGCTGATGCCGCCTGTGACCGGATTGGACCCGAGCGCGGCCTGTGTCGGGACAAGACCCACGGCCATAGAAAACGGCACTTCCCAAATCTGAGTACCATCAATAATGAAGGCACCGCCGAGCGTGGCGGAAACATCAATGGCGCCAAACACCGCCGCCTGTTGGTTCCAGCGCACATCCGAATTGAACGTGAGCGAGCCGCCAAGGACCGTGACGTTCTCACCATCAAGCAGCCCGCTGATGGCGGCGGAGTCGTAGTTGACTGCGGTAGTGATGGTCTGGTTTGCCAAGGCGTTTCCCTGTTGGTGCCCGCGTTGATCACTGCCTCAGCTTTCCGCCCATGCCTCATTTTCAGCGGTGGACGGGTCGTCAGCCGCGAACCGCCCGCCCGCTACCCGCGCTCTCCTGCGCCTTGGGGTGGGGCACGCCACCGCTTCTTCGATGGCCTGCTCTGCAGTCTCCCGAACGGGCTCCTGGGGCTCGGGCTCAGCCGCTACCTGCTGCGATTGCTCCAGGTTCATGCCGTAGCCGATTGGGAAGTTCATGGGCCTCCATAGTGAAAAAGGCCCCGAAGGGCCCTAGGTGAACACAAACCGCCTAGCGGCTCACTGCGCAGGAACCAAAGCCACCGTGTTGGTGCCAACCGGGGCAGCGGCGCCGTTGGTCACGGTCCCAGTCGCGGAGGCGCTGGTGATGTTGCTCTGGATCGAGGCGTAGCTAAAGGTGGTGGAGGTTACCGCCGTGATGGCGAAGGTGCCGTTCACCAGCGGGTTAGAGCAACCCACCGTGACAACCTCACCAACCAGCATGGTGTGAGCAGCCGACAGGGTGATGGTCGCCACGTTGGTAGTGAGCGCCACGTTGCTGATGGCCAGGTTGCCGGTGCCAGGGCGAACCCGAACCGCAGCTACTCGCACATCACCGGTCACCGAACCGGCAGCCTTGACGGCATCACGGATCTGTTTGCCGCCGACAACCACCTCGTTGGGGTTGGATTGCCCAGTCCCAATTGTGATAACGCCGATGTTGGCGTAGACCGAAGCGGAGCTAAGGGCGGCACCCTCAGCAACGTGAGCAGCTTGCAGCACGTAGCCGCCAGCGGAGTTACTAGACTGGCCATAGGCGACTAGCTTCCAATCGTTCTGGGCTGCCAGGTTGGTAGTAAGCAACCGAGCGGCACCGGTACGAGTTTCTGCAACTCGGCCACGGGCACCGGCCTTGACTTCGCCGACCATTACGGTCATTGCATCCAGTAGATAGCCCCTTCGGGGGGCCAGTCCAGTTGCGCGTGCCATGAATCAAAACCTCAGGAAATTAGGGAATGGATGGATCAATAGAGCAATGATCAGGCGGTCATTGCGGCATTGGTGATGCCGTATGCGCGGGCAGCAGATCTGCCGTTCAAGATTGCAAGGCCAGCCCCCCATTCAATCCGGGTGCGATCAACTGGAGCATCCTGGACGTGGCCAAATGCCGTTACGTCAACCCCGTATCCACCAGCCGAATCAGGGCCTTGGATGCCCGTGACTTGTTGATCGCCATAGGCGACGCAATAAACGCTCGTGGTACTACCGGCTTCAGTGAAGCCTTGAATGGGGACGTTCTGGGCGTTGGTGTCAGTAACGACAATCGGCGTCTCACCATAAGTAGTGATCAGTTTGCCAAACTGATCGCGGGTGGTAGTCAGGAACCCGCCAATAGTGGTGCTGCGACTAGCGGCGGTAAGAAGCCGGCGCATCGCTTTACCCATGTGGACAACCTTGTTGTCGCCGTCTACGGAGTCAATCAACTCATCCAGTTTTGACAGCGAAAACGCACCACTGGAATTGAAAGCTTGGGAGCTTTCTGTTCCGATTCGCTTCTTTAGACCGTCAAAGGAGCGGGGATCGGTAGACTCGTCTCCGTTGAACCAGTAATCTTCAAACGTAAGCCGCATAGAGCGCAGCTTGGCTTCAATTTGTTGGGCCTTTACCTGCGGTCCCTTGTTCTTGATGAGGTGCATGTCCACATCAATATCGCCGCCAAACGGCTTGAGCCGTTCGTAATCGGGGTTCATGACCCCGTAAGTGACATCAAAGCCTTCGTTTACGCCACGAAAGCCAACCGCAGGCAGCTCGGCCTCAGTCATGTAATCAATGCCGCCTTGCACATCAAGGAAAGGCACGATGCGGATCACTTGACTCTCGGCGAGAGCGCGAATTACGACCACCCGTTGCTGATTGGTATCAGTCTTGGCGGCCTCCAGAAGTGTTAGTCCCATTGGGGGAAATTCAGGTGAAGGTCAAAGGGGTGGCATCACGCCAAAGAGTCACCGCAGGGCATCACGCCAAGCTGTTTTTGGTTGGGACCAACCAAGGCATCACGCCATCGGTTGGTCCCTGTTGCTCGATCTTTCCCTGACCCCTAAGCCGCTAACAGCCGATCAACTGAAAACGTCCGCAATAGCGGTGCTAAGGGGCACGGCCATTAGATCCTTGCTGTTGGAAACGCGACCATCACGGCTGCTACGTGCCCCGCCGCCGGTTCCCATGGCGGGTTCAAAGTTGCGCCCCCACACAGGATCGGATTGCAGCCGCCGGAGCCACTTGACGGGTTCAAAGCGCTTGCCGGTTTCCGGGTCGATCTCTGGGCTGCCGTTGGCATCAACGACCACAAGTGCGCCGTCTTCATTGCGAAACTGAGGGCCAAAGCGACTCCAGACCGAATCAAAGGGGGTGCTGCCGTCGATTTCGGATACCTCGGTGGATCCTTTGGCGCCGATGAATGCCTTCTCGGCTAGCTGCCGTACCAGCTCTCGCTGGCGGGCCTCCCGCTCGGCCTGAAGGGCAGTGGTCGATGCTTCCAACTGCTGCGAATACTTGGCCTCGATCTGCTGTCGCTCCAGGGCCGCCTGCTGCTCGATCAGCTCCCGTCGTGCTTGCTCCTGCTGAGCCTTGGCCTGTGCCTCGCGTACCGCCTCAGGGTTGGTGGTGGTCAGCTCCCGCAGTTGGGCTTCCAGGGCTCCGAGGCGGCGGTCCTTCTCGCGGTTGGCAGTGCGTTCACGGTCGAGGGTGTGGCGCAGCCGGGTTACGTCATCACCGTCCCCCTCGCTATCTCCAGTGCCAGCAGCAGGGTCAGCAGCACCTTGGCCTGCACTGGCCCCAGTGTTTGCGCCACCGCCTGCACCAGCACCGCCGCCGCCCTCGCTGCCACCCTCAGGGCTCTGGAGGGTGAAGTGTTCAAACCATCGCTTGTTCATGTGGTCGGGGCATCACGCCCGCGAGCAACTACAGCGCAGCTTTCCGGCTTAGTGTTTACCCCGTGGCTTAGGTCGTTGGCGTCGCTCCTGCTCGCGTTCGGCAGCGGCCATGCGGTTTGCAAGCTGCCGGGTTTGCACCGTCTCTAGGAGGGTTTCGATGGAGTCAGGTTGTGGGGTGATGGTCATGGATTAACAGTCATGGAAATCATGCAATCCTTTACTGTTCCAATTTGCTTAACGTATTGCAAAATTACATACGGTGGAGGTCCAGCTGGACCTAGTGGTCGAAATGGATCGCTCCATTCAGAATCCGGTGGGTACAAGTCTCTTGAGTAGCTTTTCTGCTCTCCATGCAGACTGGTCCATGTTATTGACCAGTTGCTTCCGCCTGTTACTTGCGGCGGAGAAGCCGCTACTATCTCCTCGTAAATACTGCTGCTAAAGCCCCAAGGCGGCGTCGTTACATGCGCTTCGTAAATGACTCCAGAGCTGACAAAGCCGGCCGGGCAGGTTCCGTCTGGAAAAGAAAGTGAAGACGTTTCAATGTAGCCTGGCGCAGCCTCGATCTTTGATATGTCGTATTCATTGGATAGTGGATTGGACGCTGTGGTCGCCCCGTATGACGTCCTGGTCCATGCCTGTAAAGGGTTGAAATTGGTAGACATAATGCTTATCTCGTTGCCTAGGGCAACGCTAGGGTGCAGAAAGGCTCTTGATATTTGATAATCAAATAGGGAACTTGTGTCATTAAATGAATCGTAGTCACTGGCCGGAAAATCGTCTAAACTGAACGGGGGCTCCATGCTGTAAGCGACAGCGGCTCTCCCCGACGCTGCCGCGCTAGAAAAAACAAACAGAGGCAGTCCTTCGTCGCCTGTTTCTAGACTTTCAAATTGGGAAATATAGAAAGTGTCTACGTTTGGTCCTGAAAAATTAAGATTCCAATCGGTGTCATTGTCACTTACAACCCTAAGTATTGGCTGCTTGTCGCGCCCTTCTGGCTGTGTTGCCTGACCTTCCCACTGCACAAAAACAGTCCACGATGTTCCTATTCTTTTCCTAGCCCCATTAACGCTTCCAGAAATAGTAAAATACCTTCTTGCTCCTTCTATGGTGTAAGTTACAAACCTTCCTGAAGGAATAAAACTAGGCTCGTCCCTCTTCCTACTTATCAATGGCGCCGAAGGCAGTGCCATCTCCCGTCTCAGCGTTTCCTTAGACCAGTCCAGCCCCTTCTTCGCCTTCTTCGTCCGGTTCTTCAGGATCCGAGCCTTCACAAGATCCAAGATCTTCCATGGCACCGGGTTGATGTCAACGATCAGGCTCATCCTTGCGCCAGCAGCAGCACGTAGCTCTTGCTTTGCCCTGATTGCAGCGTCTCCGGTGTCGGCAGCAGAACCACCCGGTCGGGATAGGTGCGGTTATCCACCTGTAGCACGATCGCATCAAACGTGAAGCCGCTGCCTGATGCCGTTAGCGAAAGCGTGAACTGCGGAAGTTCGTAGCGGGCATTGCCGCTGTTGAAGCTGCCGGTCCCGATGGTGCCTGTCTTCTCTGTGTAGCCGTTGCCATTCGCCAGCTTCACCGCGTTCCAAGCGCTCATCAGGCTGGCCTGGGTAAGCACCGTGCCATTGCGGAAGCACAGCATCAGCTTGTAGGTCTTGCCTTCGTAGGTGAGCTGCGCTTGCTTGCCCAGCGCATCTGGTGAGATCAGAACGTCCATGGCGGCCCCTACCTATCGGAGCTTTCCCGATCAGGCGGTTACCGTGAACCCATCGGTGAACAACTGGACCGTGTAGATGCGGCTTGCGCCCGCTGCGAGGCTGATACCGGGGCTCTCGGTGAGCACAAACGACACACCAGTACCCCATGTCACGGTGCTGCCGCTGATCGTGCCGATCACCAGATAGGCAGCATTCCAGGTAAGCGCTGAGCCTGACGCAGTAAACGAACAGGACTGCGAGCCCGCCTCAAAGCGGTCTGTGGTGGTGTTGAAGCTACCCGCAGGGATCGTCCACTCGCAACGGGCGTATCCATTGCCGGTCAGCTCTACCGCGTCCCACGCCGCAGTGTTTGAGCTGAGACCCGGAGACCCTCCTGTAGTTGTCGCCAGGCACAGCCGAGCCTTCTTCCCGGCATAGTCCCCGGCAAACAACCGACCCGCTTCAAAGGGCGTCTGGAGCATCGCAGGCATCGGAAATCCAAGCGCTTTGCCTCAGTTTTCCCGGCCTGGACTTACTCAAAGAAGATCATTGGGCCAAAGTAGGCGGTGCCGTCCGCAGAAATTGTCTCGGTGACGGGAAGGTTAGGGCGGTTACGAACGGCAAAGTTTATGCCATAAGCCATGCTTGGCGGCAGCGTTAAGGCGCTTACGTTTTTAACAACGGAATCCTGTCCGGGTGGCATGGACCCACTTGTGTAATACGGGTGCGCGTACACAGCATACGTGTATTCCGTAGGTAATTCTAAGCCTGGAATGTTGCTAGGTAAATTAACTCGTCTCCATATTCCGTCCAGGCTTGCCTCGGTTCCGCTCGGTACGACGAAAGATGAAATATCACCGGCAGCGTCAAAAGATATTTGAAGCGGATTAGTGATAACCGGGTCGTCTGGGTCTAGGATGGCTAGCAGCACCGAATAGCTAATTGCTAAACCGTTTTGCCCCGCATCATAAAATCCAACTCCTTTAATCGTTTTGGCCGCTGATAGCGTGAACGTCCAGCCATGCATATAAGTAGTGGATGGCCAAGCCATCGTGGTGCCGCCGGTAAACGTGTAGGGGGTGCCCCCACCCCCGCCCGTTGCAGCCGATAAATCCGCTATCACGCCAGAGCCACTGCCCGCAAATAACTCATACACAACCGAAGCGGTCCCGTAAGACACAGACACGCTCGTAATGCTTTCGGTTGTTGCAGTCAGGCTGTAAGGAGCTTCCAAGACCCAGGTGAGTGAGCGACTCACGCTTTCCCGCCGCACATTCTCCGCCACAGCCCCCACCACACTGGCCCTGGTCAAATCTGCCGCGTACACATCGCCCTCGACACCAGCCGTCCCGAAGCTGGCCCAGATGTTCCCCGGTGCCATCGGGTCAAACCCACCCGGCGCTGTGATCGTGTTCGCCAGGGCGGGGGTGCTGTTGGCCGTGGCGGTAACAGTCGGCAGGTTGGTTGCAGCAACCATCATCGGGAACCAATCAGCACCGCTAGCACCCGTCACTAGGCCCGCGCCGCCGTCGAGCATGGCATCACAGCCCACGACCAACCCTTGAGAGTCCCAGGCGAACGTTGTCCCGTTGGCGCGAAACCTGCCCACGGTGCCGGCCGCCTCAAGGTAGAGGGTGCCCATAGGTTCACTGGGGATGTTGCGCAGCTCGGTGGTGATGCTCTTGCCATTGGCCATCCCTGACAGGATGTAGTGGATCGCCCTGCCGTATTCGTAGGCGGCAGTTGCGCTAGAAACGTAGACATACTTTAACCCCGTGCCATTGTCCCCTGCATCCGTAGCGGGTCGCAGGTAGCTATCAGGAGCAAACTGCATATCGTATTTATCTGTGCTATTCGTTCCAGCGGAACCAAATGACAGATCGATATTCTGGCTTTCATAGGGTTTACCCAATGGGCCAGGCTGATTCCAGCTACCGTTAGTGTTCAGCCTTTCCTGGGCACCTTGAAGCCTTTCGTTCTCCTGGTCTAGCTTGTTCGGCTGAGCCGGGGCCGTGCCTCGCCCGATGTTGATTGTCTTCTCAACCCCGCGACAGACCAGAGCGCTCATCCGATCAACGAGGGTGTAGGTGCCGCTGATTCGCTCTGCGTCAGCTGATCGCTTTAGCCCTGCCATAAGTATGGCTGCTTGCGTCTTACCATTCGCGGTAGCTCCCCAAGCTTCATATATAAGTGTCGTTTGCTTAGTTAGGTCGGCTGCTTTGTTTTGTTCTTTCTCAACAATCGTCTTACGAAGCAATATGTTATCAACTCCTAAGTCAATGTTCTTGTAATTTTCAATCGCAAGGCCACCAGCAAAAGCAATTCTAGGCTCATACTCAAACGTGGCTACCTGGCTTTCAATAGGTCCATCTTCTGTAATTATGTACCTGTTAAATGACTCAGTGCGTTTAGTTAAAACAGCGCCTGGAAAGGCGGGGCTTCCAGCCTGAAGCTTGGATTGCCAGCGGGCAGGGTTAGCAGCACCTACACACGTTGTAGTGATTGAAACGGTATTGGCTACAACGTCTTGCCTTTGTCTTTTACCATCCTTGTCAAGGTACTCAAGTGTCGTGTATTCAGTGGTCACCTCTGATGTTGCGGCAAAGCTTACGCGATCTACTCTTGTTTCAAACGAGTCTCCAACCTTGATTCGATAATCAACAATAAACTCCTGGGCGGGGCTGATTGTTTGTTGATAGGTCCAGTTCTGCATCAGCCGGTCCCCGCGTTCCAGGTGTAGGACTCTTCGCCCGGCGTCTTTGGTTTGTAGTTAGGCGAGGTTTCCACGGTGGGCCAGATCGACTGCCCATAGCTGATCGTGATCTCCTCTGGCGGCGGGGGGTTGCCGATCGCCTCGATGGTGAGTAATTCGTTGATCGTCAGGAACGGCCCCTTGGTGGCATGAACCAGCACCTTGCGAAGCCGTAGCTTGTCGGCAGCATCGATGAACCCATACAGGCCCGCTTCCGCGATGATCCGGCTGGCGATCTCCAGGTAGCCCTCCGATAGGTCAATGCTGGCCACAGCCTTGGCGAACGTGATCTCAGGGTTGCCCGTGGCCTGCGTGATGCCGCACCGGTCAAGAGCAACGGCCACCACGCTGCTCAGGAAGCAGATGTTTGGCGTCGAGCCCGCTGCCGTATCAACCGGTGTCCAGGCTGGGTAGTCGGTGGCGTAGTAAATCTCAGGCTGCACTAGATCCCACTTCAGGGCCAGCAGGCACCCGACCGTGCAGGTGGTTTCGTTGTTGATCGGGTCGCTATCGGCCTTGATCACCCGTATTCGCCTGGGGAACCGCGTGAGCCTCCCGCCTGGTAGCCGCACACCCAACAGCAGCTCGGTCCCCCGAGCAGGCTGTATTAGGCCGCTGATCACTACCTCGCCTTGCGTGCGCAGCAGGCCCACCCCCGGCGCCAGCGGATCATCCGATAGCTGCCCGCTGATCACGGGGCCAAGGTTGCTGAATACCTGTGCGCGAACATCAACCGGTGCGGCTGGCATCAGGACGCCCTCCTCTTGAGCTTCACGGTCACGATGTAGCGCTCAACCACCGCGCCACCGCTGACGATCTGATCACGCTCCAGACCCAGCTCACCCACTGGCCAGAAGTCAGTAGCGCCAGGGCGGGCCGCGATGGTGGCCGTGAACCACGCCTTCACTGCAGTCCAGCCGCTGGCATCGGTGACCCCGCGAACGGTCCGCACCTCAGAGGCCACCAGGGGCCCCCGTGCCACGAATCCCCCGGTGGAGGTGGGCTCCAAGGTCGGGCCATCCTCGAAGCTCTCGGGTTGATCCAGCAGCGCCAGTGTGGTGGTGCCGAGGGTGATGGTGCCGTAGGCGGGCAGGAAGGCATCACCGGCCAGCCTGCCCTTCTCGTTCTGCCGTAGCAGCACCGCCAGCTGCTGCGCTGCATCAATCAAGGTGAACGACACCTTCACCCATGCCCCGCCTTGCACCGTCTCGCCAACCGGCGCCCCGGTGAACCAACACGCCAGGCTGGTGACACTGCGGCCATGGGCGGAGCAGGTCAGCGTCACGGTGGCCCCTACGGCACGGCTGGCAATGGTGGGCGACTCCTGGATCTTGGCCGCCTGCCACGCATCAAAGATGGTGCAGGTGGTCACCCACTGCGCCGGGGTGCAAAGGCCCGCCACGCTGAACCGCCTTGCCGTCAGCCCCTGCTCCGTCTCCGCCTCGGCATACCCGATCGGCTGCGCCTGCAGGTAACGCAGCGTCAGGGTGGAGGCTCCGTAGACGAGCTGAATGCTCATCAGGGCACCCTCAACGCATCCGCGCCATCGTCTGCGCCAACCTCAGGCCGGAACCATCCCCGCGCACCCCGACCGACACGTTCCACGCTTTGCGCCTCAGCTCAGCTACCTCCTGCGACAGGTTTCCAACCGCGAGGGCCAGATGGGCTACTGCCGGATCGGAGCCACCACGCAGCACGCCAGCGCCGCCGCCGAGGGCCCCGGATTCCTTCAGGCGGCTGGTGATAGCAGCAGGGATCACCGTGCCCTTTGAGGGAGGCGTCCAGAGGCTGTTGGCGGGCCGGTTGATCAGGGACAGGGCGCCGGAAGCTGACAGGAACGCCTCCTGCCCCAAGCTCATCCCGCTCGGGCCGTCGTTGATGCGGTAGGTCTGGCCAGCATCCACGGGGCCACCCGTGAAGCGGGCAGGGGGAAGGCCGGAGGCTGAGCTGAGGGCGTTGTAAAACCGCTCGGCAGCATTAGCAGCGGTGCTCATGTTGTTTGCCAGGCCTCCTGTTTGGGTCTTGGCTGCTTGCGTGGACTTAGCCACAATGCTCATGTAGGCCTTAATGTCATTGGCAGCGGTCTTATTGGTTGTGTTAAGGTCTTTGCCGATTTCGACATACCCCTTGCCGGTGTCACGCACGGCAAAGCCCATATCCCGTGCAAGCTGTGTAAACGCATCCTGCTGGCCCAGCGGCACCTTCATGGAGTTGCCGAGGGTCTTGAACTCACCAGCAGCGCCCTTGGTTTTCAGGAAGATGCCATCGGCGGATAGCTGTAGGCCTTTTGCGGCTGCAGTGGAAAGCAGCCTGTTGATTTGCTCCTCTTCACTGGCATCAGCGATCTTGTCTTGTATTGGCTGGATTTGCTTCAAAATATCCAGGTTCTCATTTGCACCCTGCCTTTCAATACCTTTGATTTCCAAGGTCTCTCTTGCCTTGTCTAGCGCTTCTTGGGTTAGATTGCTGTTTTCATTAAGGTTAGCCAGTCTTGCCGCATCGTACTCAATCTCCGCTTTCCTGTATTCAGTATTTGCATTACGTGCCTCTGTGTTTGCCTCTACCAAGGCTTGCTGCTGCTTCAAATCTAGTAGTTGCCTTTCCAGCCCCTGCTGCTCGACCAGTGCCTGATACTTGGAGCTTAAGGCAGCAGCCTCAATCACTTCGCCTTGGCGCTTAATTTCATCTAGCTCCCGTTCGCTTGCACCGCGCTTTTGTGCCTCCTGCAATTCGTAGTCGTTGCGACTTTTGATGATGCCAAAACGAGAATCTTCTAGGCTGATCAATGCCTGGCCAAGGTTAATGCTGGCCTGCTGTACGGAAACAAGCGAGTCGCCTTGTGCTTTGCTGAGCTTGTCTTTGGCAGCGCTAAGGGCAATTGTGTTATCAACCTCAATCAGTCCTAGCCTGTTTTGCTCTTTTTGGGTATCAAGTAAATCCTGTGCAATCTTTTTCGTGTCTCCTTTGGCTTGATTTACCTTGCCAGTGTTTTCAACCTGCTTTGCTGTTTCAATGTTTAGTATCTTATTGAGTTCTAGCGTCTCTACCAGTCTTTGTTGAAACTCTTGGCTTGCCCTTCTGGCCCCTTCGTTCCCCGTAGCTCCTGCAGCACCGGAAAATACACTAGCCCAAACTAGCTTAAGACTTTGAGAGGCTTTGTCTAGTAATCCGACTTTCTGGGTGAGGTCAACAACGGCATTAGCTGTGCTGGTGATAGGTGCAACATTTACCTGTGCTGCTTTGTTTACGGTAGGTGCAACGTCTTTATTAAACTTCGCCGACAAATCTATGAGTTTAGCCAGTTTGTCAAGATAGGAGGCGACTTCAGGTAAAGACTGCCCAACTGTTGTGGCCAGATTGCTTGTTGCGTTTTGAATCTTTTTAATGCCGCCTTCAATCGTGCTAGTTGCTACCTCGCTTGCCTTGGCTGCAGCGCCAGCACTGCTGGTCTGGTTATCGAGTAGTTGGTTGTACGATTTCAGTCCATCATTGAGTAATGGCTGTACGGCAGCCTGCGCTTCAACCGACCCGAGCAAGATAGCCAGCTTGTCAGCCGCTCCTCCTCCCTTAGCCTGTACGTCTGCAAGGAAACCACCAAAGCCACGGGCCTGTAATCCTGCTAGGTCAAAGCTAATCCCCAAGCTCGCCGCTAGGTCTTTAGCCTGCTCGCTTGGCTTGAGGATCGAGCTAATCGCCTGACGAATCCCGGTAAATGACTGAGCTACCGGTACTCCTTTCAGGGTTGCGGTGGCAATCGCAGCATTCAGTTCTACGATCGGAATACCAGCAGCAGCGGCAACAGATGCCACCGTACCAATCTGCTCGGCATACTCCCGAACCGTGATAACACCGTCAGCTTGGGTTTGCACGAAGCCGTCTACAATGCCTGTGGCATCAGCCGTAGTGAGCCCGTATGCGTTGATGACTCCTGTAACCGCTTTGGTTACGTCGTTCAGTTCAGCGAAGCCACCTGAGGCCCCTAGTGATGATGCCCTAAGGATGTCAGTGATCTGTGCAGTAGTGGTAAAGCCGCTGGAAGCAACATCGTAGGAGGCTTTTAATAGCTCAACTCGGCTTACATTGCTATCAAGCTCAATCGAAAGGTCGAACAGTTTATCCTTAAGCTCACTTGAGTTGATGCCTAGCGTCCGTACTGCCGCTCCCGCTGAATCAAGTTCTGTAATTTGCTTGCCAACAAACTGAAGCGCTGAGCCAGCCGAGAGAACAGCCCCAGCCTGCAGGGCAAAGCCCTTCAGCTCCTGCCCTAATCCCTTGATGATGCCGCCGCCGCCACCTAACGCTTTGTCTACTTCTTTTTGTGTTTGCGCTATCTGCCTTTGGGCCGCAACGAACTCCTTTGACCCGATGGCGGCTTTGTTCAGGGTTTGATCTAGCTCAATAAGCCTGGTCTTGAGACCCCCCAGTGTGGTGACGTTTGAACCAACGCCCTTATCCAGCTCTTTCAGTTGCCCGCGCAGCCGCTCCAGAAGCTTGTCGTTGGCGGCAAAGCCCTGTTGAAACTCCTGCCCCGCCTGCTTGCCCGCCTGCCCGATCTGCCGCGAGGCATCAAGCACGCCTTTCACATCGGCGGTGACCTTAACGACCCATTCATTCCCTGCCATCTCAGCTCTCCGGTGTCACGACGTACTGGGTTGGGTTTGTCCAGCTGATGGCGTACTGATCCAGCACCCCGAGCCCCTGCCCCGGCGCATCGCCGCCGATCGGCACAGCACGGCAGCCCGGCAGGAGGCTGATGATCCGCTGCGTCAGCGCCTGCAGGGCCGTCAGATCAACTGCGGGCGATGGAACCACCACACCAGCAACCACGGCAGCCGAGGCGATGGTGCTTCCAGCCAGGGCATAGCTGAGGGTGAAGGGTGAGGCCGTGGTGGCAGCGGTGACCGTGAAGGTGCCATTCAGAGCGGCGAAGGGGGCCGGCAGAGCGCTCACCGCTACCTGCTTGCCCACGCCGAAGCCATGCGCCGCCGCGAAAGTGAGCGTGGCCGTGCCTGATGCAAGGGCGGCATTGGTGATCGCCTGCGGGGCCACCTGCAGGGCAGACCACTCGCTCACGTACAGCCTGAACTGTGGATTCAGCCCCGTCTCCCCGGTGAGCATCGCTTCAGGGCTGTAGTCGGGGTTGTTGAGGATCACCACCTCCAGACCAGCCACGGCCACCCCCTCGGGTAGCTGCTCATTGCGGCGCACCACGGCGATGGCCGGGACAGGGCTCTGGCCGCGAGGTGTGTACGTGCCCACGGCTGCGCTGACCACGGCATCGCCCGCCAGCAGGTCGTAGATGCCTTGGGCGGTCGTGGGCAGGCTCATGCCTCAGCTTTCCCGGCGGGCAAGCCGATCTGGGAACCGGGTGGCGTTGCCCTTTACAAACGGCTTACAGATGGAATAGAATGCAAAAGTCAATGCTACGCGGCGTTCCGCGAGGCCACGCCACGCAACCCTCTGCTACTGGGCCCTTCGGGGCCCACAGCCCACCACAAAGCCACTCGGCTCTCTGGTGGGCTTATGGCTCATCACCGCCGCGCTGCACCTCAGAGCCGCGCTCCGCGCCTTGTCGCCGCGCCGCGCCCTGCATCGCACTGCCCCGCAAACCACAGGGGCCTCGTTATCGGGGCCCACTCAACCATCCTAAGAGGATTCAATTAATGGCATTTCGCCGCTTTGAGCTAACGCTTGAGGGCACACGCCCGCTTATCTGCAGTAACCCCTGCACCGTTGATCCACTAGGCCCCCACGCCGAAGCGATCAAGTATTTCACCGGCCTTAAGAAAAACCGCAATGAACACGCCCTGAGGAGACTGCATTGGCTGTTCTCCGGCTACTGGGGAACCGAGGGCACATTTACCTACGGGCCCAGCTTGGATGGTGATTCCAAGTTCAGTGGCTTTGCTAAGCCACTCATGCCTGCTCAGAACCTGCAGCGCTGCATCCGCGATGGTGCCACGGCATGGAAGCTGGGCAAGGACACCAAGCGGGCGATCGTTGTTGAGGTTGACGCACCGCTCGCTTACGACGGTCCCACCGATGCCGAGCTGATGTACGACGACCCGCGCTTTGCCTCAATCGCTCCTACAGGCAGGGGCACTATGGCAGTGCGGGTAAGGCTTCCCCAGTGGAGCGCTACCTATCGGCTCCTAGTGAACGACGAGATCATTGATCCCACCACGCTGGCAAAGATCTTGGATCGTGCTGGCATTGCCGAAGGCCTCGGCACTTGGCGCCCCATGCACGGTCGCTTTCAGGTGCTGCAGCTAGAAGAGATTGAGGTGGCCTGATGAAAGACCCCAAGATTGCTTCAATCGACGCTTACCGCCTTTACAAGGGCCAGACCATTTCGGCCGATGTTGTCTGGGAGCACTTCGCAAATCGACGACCCGACACCGTGGCCAGTTGGGTCATGGAGCACGGGGACGAGGCGCTGGCTAGGGCTGCTCGAATGCCTCAGGTTCTGCTTCAGGTTCGTGGCTGGCTAGACCGTGATCGCAGCAAGGCGGAGCTTCCGCCGCTGGTGATGAACACGGCCGGCGGCGCCATCAACGTTCTCACCGATGACAAGGCCTCAACCTACCTGAACGATCAGGCGTTCCAAGGGTTGCGCCGTCACCAGCGGGCATCCACTCGGCTTGTTGCCGCCGTAGATGAATCCAAGCTGACCGGTGCCGCACGTCGTGAGCATCAGAACAGGATCAACGTTCACAGCTTCATTGCTGCGTCTGCTCAAGGTGCCCAGCGCCAGCTTCGGCTGCTGAAGCAGAACGGGAAAAGGGCGCCACAGCTGGAGGGCTGATGACCTGGGCATCCGCAAGGTGTAAGTCCTAGGTCGGCGCTACTCCCCGCACAACCGCGCTACGCCCTGCATAACAGCGCTACGCCCCGCACAGGGGGCCTCATCCGAGGCCCCACACCCCACCACCGAGCCCAATGCTCTCTGGTGGGCTGATGCCTACCACTGCGCCCCTCTCTGCGCAGCACCGCAACGCAATCCCGCTTAGCGCAGCGCGCCGCATCGCACAGGGGGTCCAGCAATGGGCCCCACACCTCACCGCTGAGCCATTGGTTCTCCGGTGGGCTGTTGTCCACCACCCAGCCCCGCTACGTAGCGCTGCGCCTCGCGCCGCGACGCACCGCTCCGCACTGCACAGGGGCCCCTTTTTGGGGCCCACCTCCATCATTCGCTGACGCCCCGGAAATCTGCCGCAACACTGCCCGCCCGCCATGGAAGCCCGCTCCTGCCCACGCTGCGGCGCTCGCTGGCTAGGCGAGCAGCTGTAGTGGGCCACCGGCAAGAAGGCCTCAGAGCTTGATCTGGCGGGCCTTGTCTGCAACATGGTCAACGACCCCGCCTGCATCAACCCGTGCAAGGGCCGCGAAGGTGGCGACACCTGGGCCGAGCGCATGGAGCGCGTCAGTCAGCTGTTTGGCGCTGAGGCATAAAGGGCAGTAAAAAGCCCCGGCAGTACCGGGGCAGCGTCAATTCAACTATCCGGGATTTCCAGATAGTTGCCGATCAGAGCAGATCGAGGCCCACCTTGCCGTAGCCGGCCAGGCTCACCTTGAACTTGATTACCCCACCGGCTGGCTGGTCCGGCTGGTAGTTCTCAAAGAACCCGTAGCCGTATTCGACCTGTTTGCCGTTGTTGGGGCCGATGACGGCGTACTTTGCCATCAGCTTCTCGGTGACGTTGTACTCCTCACAGAAGCGCATGGCCCGCCAGGCAGGATCGGCGTAGTTCATTGCACCTTCCAAGGCCCAGTCCTTAGAGCGCCCGGTAGGAATCGGGGTGTCGTAGGAGCCTGCCTCATCGTCGTAGATGGTGATGCTCTCCTTCTTGGTGCTGTTGCTGGGCTGGAGGTTGCTGAGGCCCAGCAGGCGGAACGGGGCATCGGTGCCATCCAGCAGCAAGCTGGGGGCCACCACGCCAGCCAAGACGGCGGCAGAGGTGACGTTAGTGCCGGTCAGGGCATAGGTCAGGGTGAACGGACTGGCAGTGGTCACCGAAGCCACCACGAACGAGCCGTTGAGGCTGGTGAAGGGAGAAGGGAGATCGCTCACAGCGATCCGCTTGCCCACCGTGATGCCATGGGCCGCTGCGAAGGTCAGGGTGACCACGTTGGAGGCCAGGGCGGCATTGGTGATCGCCTTGGTGCCCACACCCAGCGCAAAAGTGTCACCGGTTCCGGCGGTGATCACCGTGGCGGTGGAGCTTTGCAGCGTGGACGGGTCAATGAACTTGCCGGTGCCGAGGCCACCCAGCGCAACTTGAGTCAGGTCCACCGAAGCTGACTTCAGCGGCACGAAATAAAACCTGAACCCGTAAGCCTGTTCCCACGTTTGGGCCATGATCGTTCCGGCGCTGCCGGTGCGTTACCTCGCAGGTTCCCGTCACGGCTTAAGCCTTCTCAGCGGCTTAGCCGGGAAAGCTGAGGCATGGCTTCCTACCCTCGCGGCGTTTCCCACTGTCCCCATAACGCACGGCGCCCATATCAGGCTCGCGCGTGGTGGGCCGGAAGGCGCTGGAGCCTGGGTTACTTCACGTCGATTCAGGCGGCAGCGCAGGCGGTGGAGGATTGCTATCGCCAGATCGAACGATGGGCAGCCATGAACCTGCCGCCGCCCATGCTGGCGCTGCAGCATCGGGAGCGGGTGGCACCTGCAGGGTCACCAGCTGCTGCGGATCATCCGCAAGCCTGAAGGTGCGCTCCTGTCCCGCTGCGGTGTCTTCCGCCAGCAGCAGCCCCCGCCAGCCGTCTTGATGTTCCACCGGGGCGAGCAAGAGGGCATCGTTTGCCAGCAGGGCCAGCAGTGAGGGCGGTGGTGTCCCCTCCCCGGCGGTGACCAGAGCGTCGTAGAAGGCCATAGCGAACCCTGGCACCTGGCGTTGCTCGCATAGGGCCAGCATTGCCGCACCGGCTGCAGCAGGGGGCCCCTCGGCTGCGTCCTGATTCTTGGGCGGCAGGAACCAGCAGAACTCCTCCATCGTGAACGGCTCGCGGCGCTTCTCGGTGTCCCGGTGAGCGCTGGCATACCAGGCGTGGAAGTTGGCAATCGGCCGCTCTGCCGCGTGCAGCCTCTCCCTCAGCAGGCGGGTTCCTTGGTCGAGCGCTTCCCAGATCGTGGCTTCGGGGCACCAGGCGAAGTGCTCACTGGTGAAGGCGTGGTGACGGGGCCAGAGGTCGTTGAGCTGCCAGAAGATGGCTCCCCAGTCGGTGGGAGGTTGGGCTTTCCCAGGCTGTCGGCCATCAGCTGCAGTGTGGCCGCAGGATCAGCCGGTGCAGCGCCGCCGCGTTGCTCGCGCAACATGAAGGCATAGATGGCATTGCGGAGCCCCTCGGTCAGGTTGCGAGTTTCGTCGTCGGTCCATTTGGCGCAGTCGGGATCCACCTTGCCTAGCCGGTAGACGATCGCAGCGGTGACCAGCCGAGTGACCTGGGCCTCGTTCTGAGCTGACAGGCGGTTGTCAATCTCGCGGATTAGCCGGTGCTCACGCTGGCGGATGAAGTCTTCCTTGGGCTCCAGCACCACGGGGATCCCGATGTGGCGGGCCATCAGGCGAGAGGCCGTCAACTTGGCGTCTTCCTCTGGTAGCTCGTCCATCTCTTGGATGATGCGGGCCAGCCGGTGGGTCTGCTCGTTGACCGTGCTCTGGTAGTCGATCTCGTCGAGCATCATCCGCTCCCCAGCCAGCAGGCTTTTGAACACGGGAAACTCCAGGATGCCGGTGGTCTCGTCTCCCACCTGCTCGACCCGGATCTCTGGCGCGGTGACAAAGGGAAGCGGCACGGGTCAGCCTGACCGAACGGCTTAGCTTTCCGGCTTATGACCCCGCCACCGCCCTCTGGATGCGTTGCTGCAGCTTCCGGCCAAGCGGGAACACCGGGATTCCCGATACCTGCACCGTGCCCCTGACCGCATCAGTCCAGGGCCTGGCCGGGAGGATGGTGCCATTGCGGAGGCGGGCGCCTTCATGCACGGCGGTGGCGTAGTCAACGCTCCAGCGGGCCTCCAGAACGTAGGGATTGGGCGAGGAATAGGCAAATGACTGGCGAAGGGTGCCGATGTCCACGATGTTGCGCGGGCTCCCGACGGTTCCGACTCGACGCTTTGTTTCCCGTGGCCACTGCCAAGCCTGTTTATCAAATGAAGTCTGATACTTGTTGATCAGCTCAGCAAACGTGTCCTGCACGATTCCCGCCAGCATCTGGTTCATCTCTCCAGGGCCGGGGCCGGTCACCGTGGTTTCTACCCGGATGCTCATGGTTCAGATTGCAGTGAACAGTGCCGCCTTGAACTTGTCCCCTAGTGCCTCGCGTAGCTCGCTGCCGATCCCGCCGACCCCAAAGGGAAACTCCAGGATGCGCAGCTGCCCCTGTTCGGCACCATCGGCCAACGTGGGCAGCACGGTGAGGTCAGTGAGCACCGCCTGCCCGGTGGCCCCTGGTAGCATCCCAGCGGGCCTGTAACCCGTCTCATCCCACGTGAGCGAAGCACCGGCCACTAGCCAGCTCGCGGAGCCCAGCAGCGCCCAGCGGGTGATGAAGCCCTCCAGGATCAGCGAGCCTGCCTTTACCCCCGGTAGATCCTGCTCGCTCCTGCCCTTGGGCTTGGCAAAGGCTTCAACCACCACCGCAGGGCCAGCCGCAGGCACCCCCGCACGGAAGTTCGTGATCGTCCCCGGCGGTTGCCACACCATCCGCAGGTTGGCGTATTCGGCGAAGTCGGTAGCCATCAGCTACGAACCAGCAGCGTCATTCCGCTGCCGCTGCCGCTGACCGGCTGGATCCCCAACGTCTGGAAGATCCGCTCTTTTAAGGACTCCATACGTCCGCCGAGCACGGCGCCTGCCGTCCCACCAGCGCCGCCCGATTCGTACTTCACCCGCAGCAGGCTGGTATCCCATTCCAGTACATCGGCCTTCTTCTTGAGGTCCTCGCGGCTCAGGGTCTCTCCAGGGGTTGGGCCTTCGTAGCTCGCTGCATTGCCGAGGTGCGCCGTCCCGATCTCCACCTTCTCCGCGTAGTCCGCTTCCAGGTTCTCGATCTCGTCGATCCATCGTTGCACCTGGGTTACGGCAGCAGTGGAGGTGATTGCCACCCGGTTGAGGATCGCCGTTAGCTCGGTGAGGTTGGTCACCGACAAGGGCCAGCCCGCATATCCCCGGATCAGCTCACGATCATCCCTTGGGGTGATCCGCCACAGGCTGTTCAGGACGGGGATGGTCATGGCAACGGACGATCTAGCCCAGGTTTCCAGGAAACCTCAGGCAGTCAGCGGTGACCCCGTGTACAACGACAAAGCAGGCAAGGGCTCCATGGCCACGGGCAAGGCTGGCAAGGGCAAAAAGCAGGCCATGCCGAAGAAGCCGAAGCCAGCCAAGGGCGGTGGCATGAAGGCGAAGTGATCAGTCAGGGGCCAGCCAGCTCCTGATGCGCTCTTCCCTCGCGGCTGTGTGGAACCGCTGCGCGTGATACCAGGCCCACACATCACAGTGGTTCTTTGACACGTTGCACTCTGCGCAGGCCGGGACAAGGTTGCCCCTAACGGTCATCCCGCCCTTGACCTTGGGGATCACGTGGTCGAGCGTGATCTTCTCAGGCTCGCACCCGCAGTAGGCGCAGGCACCATCCCATGAATCGATGATCTCCCGTCTGAAGCTGTTTTTTGTGACACGTTTGGAAACAAGCTGAGATCCTTCAATCCGATAGGACACGTGTTACTCGGTGAAGACCGGGAATGAACCAACGAACCCCAAGCGGCTGTGCAGGAACCTCATACCCTGCTGCGGTCGCTCGGGCCTATAGCCCTGGCGGTGGCCATAGGGGGCGCAACCGGGAAGGCTGCCGTTACCGGTGGCCCTGCCGAAGCTCAACGTATGAAAATGGCCGTGAAAGGTGTTATTGGCTGGGATGCTTTGATCCAGGTTTTTTACGTGCTTGTCAACATTCCATAGCGGGCCAGCAGCGCCGCCGTTGTACTTCACCGAATCACCGTGGAAGAACCTGATCCGCTTGTCGTAAACATCTAGGTAAAGGCAGTCGGCATCGGCGATCTGCCACACCAGACGCGACTGATCCCTGTAGTGCCTCCTGAGGTTGTGATACATCAAATGAGCAAAGCTGTTCTCAGTGGCGTTGCTCTGCTGCTTCTTAGTGGTCCGGTCATGGTTGCCCACGTTGCAGGGCACCATGATCCGCTCCAGATCGGAATGGGCCAACAGGTAGTCAAAGCCCCGCACTAGGGCCAACTGACACCGCACGATCTGCTGAGTAGTGGTCAGGGTTTGGTTCTGCACGGCGTCATTGTGCAGCTCCCCTTCAATCATGTCCCCACCCAGCCAGACCACACCCTCGCGGATGGTCATGGTGTTGCGCTGGCCGTTGATGATCTTGAGGGCATTGCGGAACACCGCATCTAGCCGGTCGTCAAAGATGTCCGGGTTGAACTCGTTAAGATCGTTCACCGCTGATGGCTTGACCACCATTCCGCAGTGAATATCACTGATCATCAGAATCGGTGCCGCCTCCTCCCTCTCGGGATCTCCCGGTGGCTCGATGGTCCCCTGATCGAAAATGTCCCTGATCTCCAGGGCCGTGGTCAGGGCATCCTGCACCCTTTCCAGCTTGGCTAGGGCTCGCTCTGACGATGCCTTGGCATCCCTCGCCTCAGCCCTAAGCCTGCGAGCATCAAGCTGGAGGGCTAGCAGCTCTTCAGAGGTGTCCGATCGTTTGCCATTCGGGCACATGCCCGGCTTACAAAAGGGGCGGCGGGTTCCGGCCTCGTCGCGCCATTCAATGGCGCTCTCTTCAATCCATTCCCGGCAGGAGCCGTTGCGGCGGCATTGGAATGTGCGCTCAGCCATGGCTCAAGCCAGCCTCTGCAGCCAGACCCGAGCACCTACGCCAATGGACCGCTCCAACATGCTCACGACCTTGTGGGCGGTGCGTTGCGGCAGGTTCAGGGCCACATCACGCAGCACCTGGCGGGTGGCCTCTTCATCCCTGGCGCCAACGGTGGCGTGCAGGGTCAGGAACGCACGTAGATCAGGAGGCATGAGGCCGTTGCGTTTCCTTAGCTTGCCGTAATGGCTTAGGAAACTGCAATGGCTTATGATGGGCGGGCCGGAGGGTTTCCTGTTCTGCGCAGGGACCGTTGTACCTCCGGCACCCCTTTCACCACCACCGACCGACCATGCCTGAACCCGACTTTCGCTCCGCCCTGAAGCAGCTAGCCGACGCTGTTGACGGGTGGGAGATAGAGCCAGCAGCGGATGACCCGCTGGCCGTCGCCATGGATCACGCCCGCGAGGTACTGCGGGCCGCCGATGAAAGCGAGCGGCTGTCATCCGGGAGGCTGGTCAGCGAACGGCTAGACGACCTCCTCACTGAGGTCGAGCAAAGGGATCTTGAGCCTACTGAGGTCATTCTAGGCAGCCGTGCGTTTCAGCTTTATTGCAAAGAGAGGCACGTATACGCCCCAAGTGGAAGATTGCACAGTGGCTACCATGGTCTTCCGGTAACCAAAAGCGACTCCGAAGCCGCTGAGTATGTTGCTATTGAATGCGGCTGACGACACCACGCGACCAACCCACTTGCCACCACCACCGATGAACGACCCCCGCATCATTGCCCTGTCTTCCAATCCAGGACAGGTTGAACCGGGCCCGTTTTCAGAGCACGAACTGCACGAGCAGTGGAACGCGCAGGCTGACGAGTTCAACCAATGGGAATCGCTGGATTCCGCCGAGCAGTTGGCCTGGGCTCAAACCCGCGCCATTGCTTCAGTTCAATTCCCTAGGCTTGCTCGCTTAATGCAAGAGCCCACTGCCTTTGAGCTTGGCGATCTACCTCCACCTGCTGCAGCCAAGCCAGTGAACCTAGCCGAGCTGCACGACCCCGACTTCTCCGATGGCCTGACGCCAAGCCAGCACCTTGACGTGCTGCGTGGTGGGCCGGATCCTCGGGCTGCTGCCACGGCATCACCTGGGCTTCCTCCCCGCGTAGGCCACATCCTGCGGTTGGCCGAGATCATCAGAGAAGTGGACGGCAACCACGACCTCAGCGCTGCAGCCCTTGCTGAGGCGATCCTGGCGCATCCTGGGTTCAGCGGCTGCCACGATGGCCCCGTGGCCTCGCCAGCGCAGGGGGAGGTGAATGAACTGGCGGCAGCGCTGGAGGCCGATGCAGAATGCGTGGCGGCCGAGCAACCCGACCTGATGCAGCTGACGGACAAGCAGCTTACCCGCATCGCCGAACTCTTGAAGTGCATCCCCCATGCTTGACGCCAACACCCCCGCCTTACGCCAGCAGTACCCCAACGGCGCCACCGTCTACGACCGCACCGGGCGCAGAATTGGCAATGTGTTCGCGTGCAACCCGGAGACAGGGGAGGCGATCACCTACGACAGCAGCCAGCTAACGCGGGCATGGATTCGCCTTGTGAGCCGCCTCCCGCTGCAGCAGTGGTGGAGAGACGTGAGCATCTGCAAGCGCCACGGCTTCTGGCCCGCGCCGCTAACGATCAGGGCGAACATGCCACCGCCACCTAGGCACCCGATGTGCCGGTGTATTTCCATAACGGCTCCTATACGGTGTCTTCAGTGAGCCACAACACTATCCCAGCCATTGACCGAACCATGCCAATGCAAACACCTGAGCAGTACCTGGAATGGTGCAAGCAACGGGCTTTAGACTTTTGTGATAGGGGTGACGCATTGGGAGCCTTGGCTTCAATGGTTAATGACACCAGAAGGGCAGGCTGCTTGGCAACAAGGGACGAGTTCCTTGTTTGGGGTAACCACTTACTGGAAAACGGGGGACTAAGGACGGCGGCAGACGTGCGAGATTTTATTATACGTTTCCCCATGGATCATTATAGAGTTTATCGCTGATCCGGGCCCTCCGCCCATCACTCCCCTCGCCGCCACCATGGACACCCCAGTTCTCCCCGCCGCTACTGAAGTTTCACTGCTTAGCGGCCCGAGTCACGGCAAAAAGGTCAGCATATACGGTCGTCCTTACGAGCTTTGGATTCCGAACGATGACCCACAAGTATTACCGTTATGTATTAGCCCAATGCCCTATTACAGAAGGGCTCAATGGGTAGCAATCTACATAAGAGTAGCAGACAAAAATCAATATAAATTCCTTGAGATGCGCCAAGTATGAACCTGCTTCTGATCACCCCCTAGCCGCCGCCCTCCTAGCGGCTAGATCTCCTATCGCTTCGCTGAACGTCCGCCCATCCTGCGGGGCATTCAACGGTGCCGAGGGCGGAATGCTGCGCTTGCGATCGGGAAACAGATACCGCTCACTGGCCGTTGGTGTCGTCAGCGCCCGCTGTAGCAGCTCCCGCGCCTTCTCCTCACTGATCCCCTCGGCCTTGGCCAGTGCCCGCACGCCTGCCGCCTGCTCCTCCCGCCAGAACTCACCATCGAGCAAGGTGTCACGAATCACCGCATCCTCTTCCAGTACCTCATTGGCAGGCACCGGAACCGGTGTGCAGCGGCACTGCGGGTGGGCAGGGATCACCACCTGATCTGCCGGGAAGATCTGCCCATGGCGGCTGAGACACCACCGACAGGCCCGCTCATCGGTGGCAGCAACCCACCGAATGAACGCGTAGCCCTCCTTCAGGTTGTGATCAATCGCCCCCTTCACGTAGGCATTGGCCAGCTCTGATCGAGCGATCACCTCAGCCCGCTGCCTGAGCCCCATGCGGGCCGTCTTGCCGGTGGGGTCGGTTGTGCCTTCCAGTGCCCCGAGGATCTGCCGTTCCAGCCGCCTGGAGCCCCAGCCACGGGCTACCCCCTCGCTGACGATCTGGGCGATCTGATCACGGAACCGGGCAGACTCGCCCTGCATGAAGGCGGTGGCCGCCTGCGTGGCAGCTCTGATCGCCAGCGGATTGGCACCGGCATAGGTGGCGGTGGCACCGGTCACAATGGTCTGCAGTGCTGCAGCCGCCTCACCACCAACGGATAGGGCCTCAACTAGATCGGTGGTGAACCGCCGCTGCCAGGCTGCGATCTCCTCAGGCGGTAGGAACTGCTGAGCATCCCGCAGGATGGCCTGATATTTGGCGGTCGCCTCGCCAGAGCTGTAGGCACCGGGAGCTCTGATCGGGTTCCCCTCGGGGTCCAGGGCCTCGGGGCCCACGGCATTCAGGTAGGCGGCGTAATGCCGCTTCAGGTCGCCTAGGACGCGATCCAGGGCGGTGCGAAGCATGGCGGTGGTGTTCTCCACCATCCGCCCCTCCAGCTCGTCAAGGATGGCGGCGTAGCTGTCAACGCTGCGGATTATGCGGTCGCCCTGGGCCATTGGTTACGGCCGTGGGAAGTACAGCAAAAGAGCGATACCGGCCACAATCATTCCACCCGATAAGGCAAAATCAAATCGGGTTCCGTTAGCAAGGAACAATCCCCAGCAGCCGCCAACGACAAGGCTGATAAATGAGTATTTCACTCGCCCACCACACAGTCACCTTCCTCCTCACCGTCAGAATCGTCATCAAAGCTGGCGAGCACCAGTTCCTGCTTGGCCAGTTCCAGCACACCGACCACCTCAAACAAGCTGCACAGGGATTCGGAGATGGCTGCGCTGATCGCTTCGTAAAGCTGTTCCGCTGAAGTCATGGTGACTCTGTGGCTACGGCTTAGCTTTCCGCTCACGCTGCCGTCGGCTGCGATTCATCCAGCGGTGTGCTCATATCCAGCGGCGTGGTCGTGTCGCTCCGCCCTGGCGTTGGTGCCCCCAGCGTCGGCCGCTCCCTGCGGATCCGCTCCATCTCATCTTCCACGTTGCTCGTCGCACTGTTGAACCCACCGCGCTGCAGCTCCTCTACCGCGCTCTCCTGGCTGATCAGCGGCTCACCACCGGTTAGGTCCATCAGTGCCTTGGCACCCTGCGCATCGAGCGGCGGGACAAAGGCGTTCTCGTCCATCGTGAGGCCAGCACCTACAGGTAGCTCCTCCCCGGTGTAGATGCACCAGATCGCCAGGATGGACTGCATCACGGACCGCTTACGCGCGCCCATCGCTTTAATGCTCACCTGCGTCCTGCCGCCCTCAAGCTGCGCCTGGGTGGCAGTCTTGGTGATCTTGCTGTCACCGCTGAGGAAGCCCAGCAGCTGCTGATTGATCAGCTCAACCACTTCCTTAATCTGTTCCCGTTGTTCGGCTAGAGATGTGGCTTCGGGTTCTGACCAATAGAACTTCCCACCTTTTTCTAGCCTGATGACGCTGTTGGGACCGATAACCAATGGCCTTTCCGGTTGGCCTGGACCAACTGGGATGCCACCCTCCTCAACCGGCACCGGCATGGCGCACTTATGGGTTTTCTCCTCCAGGTCGCTGGACTTCCGAAAGTGCTGGAAGCAGTGCTCTACTACCTGCCGCAATGGCTGCCCACCTTTGCCGAACCCGGCCTTCTCGGCTGGATACCAAACTACCGGGCAGATCGGCAGCGGCTTTTGCTTGGCGTCCAGGTATTGGCCATTGCTCACCTCGTCAATAGTTAGCCTGCCGTCTTGCTGCTTGGTCAGCTTGTACAGCGTCCACTTCCCTGCCTCGATCACCCTATAGCGCTCCTCATAGATCACCCCATAATCGCCGTCAGGGGAATCAACCTCAGCCCATTCCAGGAACGTGCAGCGGCTCACAACCTCCACCGAATTGATGATGGCGGTCCGCCAATTCAGGCACGTTGACCGTGTGCGGCTGACCAGATACGGGCGCCGCTTCAGTGCAGCCTCGCTGGCCCCATCGGTAGGCTGACCATCGGGCATCTCCACCAGGACCGGCACCCCGCCATCTCGAAGGCATAGGGCATCCACGCTGAGCCACCACGCCTCAAGGCTGTTGCCCTCTAGGTCAATGTTGTCCATCGCCTTCTCAAAGGTCGGCGGTGGGTTCACCAGGTCGCTGCGCGACAACACCCCCGCAAAGGCTTCGATACCAGCCCTGAAGAAGTCGGCGAACACCGCACGGCCCAGCCTTCCCTCATAGGCATTAGGCGGTTCCGCTGGTTCGGCTGGCAAATACTTACGCTTGGTCCCCTCACCCTTCAGGCAATACCAGGCGTCATACGCTCGCTCCAGATCCTCGGCGTGCTCCCTCAGGATCGGATGCCGGAACGATGGCAGCTTCGGGTCGGTTCCAGGATGTTCAGAATGCACCGCCGCCCGATCTTTGCCTGCTAGTGGAGCTTTCCGCTTAGAGCTTCACCGCCTTGGGATGGGGCTTGCGGCGTTGGAACAGGGACGGCTGCACCACCTCGACCGGTGCGGGCCTGGGCTGACGGGGGCGCCGCTCACGAGGCACGGGTGCGACAGTGGCAACGTCGAGCCCTAGCAGCCCCTGACGAAACTGCTCCAGGGTGCGTCCCCGTAGCTGGGTCTTCAGGCGGTTGTGGAACTGAATCATCGGCCCCGAGGGATAGGCCCGCTTGAATGGATCAGTCGCCCACCGCTCTAGGAGGCCACGATCAGCGGGACGCAGGTTGGCAAAGGCTGCATCGGTGAGGGCATAGAGCGCGGGGGCAAGGGCTGCCTCGGTGGCCTGTGGCTGGTGCAAGCTGAACAGGGTCAGCTCGTCTTCCAGCTCCACCGTGCCGACCATGCCGCCAAGCATCTCGGTGATCTCGTCTTCAGTGAACACCGGCAGGGCCTCGACAACCTGGGCGAGCGTCTGCCCCTCGGCTAGCAGCCTCCTCACCTTGGGATAATGCTCACGCCACTTTGATGGCATCTTCACGTCGTAGCCGTGGTCCCTGATGTGGTGCTTGATGGCCCCCTCGATGAACATGCACACGCAGGTTGAGAGGGCATAGGGGCGATCTGTGGCGGGGTTGATCCTGTGCGGGTCATAGCGGCGGCACCCGTTGATCAGCCCCTCCAGGGCGGGACCAATGAAGTCGTCAAACGGCCTACTGCAGCGGCGGGACCACTTAGCAGCGGCTGCCTCAGCTAGCCCCTGGTTCTCGACAATCAGCCGCTCGGATAGTTCAGTGCGCGGTGGTGCTCCAACTTTGGCCGGTTGCTCCAGTGGCGCACCCGTACGCTCCCGTCGCCTGCGCTTAGGGGGCTCCAGGAGGGTATCGGTGGGCTGTGGCGTGAGAGTGGTAGTCATCGGAAACCGGGGATAGCGGACCGCCGCCGGGGTGGTGGGGTCTCCGGCTGCTGCAGCAGTGCGGTGGAGCCGTGGCCGTAGGTGGCGGTGCTCACCCGCATGGGGCCGGTGCTCGCGCAGAAGTTCAGTGCCTGCGTGGTTTCATCCACAAGGTCATCAAAGGTGCCCGATGGGAAGGCCATCACCTGTCCCACGTACTCGCTTAGCCATGGGGAATGACGCGGCAGGAACACACGGCCCTGGCGGAACATCACTGAAGCGGCCTCAGCCCGTGCCACCTTGCCGCCGAGGGGGTTGACGGCATGGACGGCATAGGCCGCCTCGCGCTTGAGTGTGTCGATGATCGCTGGGCCGTTAGCCTTGTCTTCGATAAGCAGCTCATTGAATTTCCACACCGGCTGCAGGCGGCGCAGCATGTCGAGAGTGTCGGTAAAGCCCATGCGGCGGTTCACCTGATCGACCCGGAACATGCCCTCCTGCGTCTGCAGCCATAGGCCGATACCCACCATGTCGGACCCTGCCGAATCCTTAAAGGTGGCGTCCACTGATGCCAGTTTGCGGATGCCGTATTCGGGCAGCACTACATCACCTTCCTCCCCTTTCTGGCCAGGCAGCACGTAGAACCGCAGGGTGTCGCGGCTGAAGATGGTTCCGGCGCTTTCGGTTGGGGCCTGCTGGTAGATCGCCTCCCAGTCACGGCGGGGCGTATTGGCCCGCTTGCGCTCGATCCATGCCTCATCAAAGCGGGTCGGGTCAAGGGCCTGGCCAGGCTCGCGGTCGTCCTGCTCACGGGTGACCGTGCGCGGCAGGGGTTTGATCGCGTTGGCAGGGGTGGCCTCGATCGGCATTGAAACCACATGCCAGGGCTCGCATTGGGCCGTGAGCCCCTCCTTCTCCAGTTCCTCGTTCTTGGTCAGCAGGTAACCGATCAGGTCATTGCTGTGCCAGCGGGTGTGAACAATCACCACGGCATTGCCCGGTTCTTCCCGTGTGCTCAGCACCGAATCCCACCATGAATGAACCTGACGGCGCCAGGCGGCCGAGTCGGCCATCTCGCGGGATTTGATCGGGTCATCCACCACGATCAGATCGCCAGGGTTGCCGGTGCCTCCTCCCACGCCAGCAGTCCAGAGGCCACCGATGCCGCTGGTTCCCCACTTCTTCACGCCACCTGAGGTAGGCGAGAGGGCGCCACCGGAAGCGGTGAAGTAGTCACGAGCGTCTTGGCTGAACCCCTCGGCGAGGGTGGCGGTATGGCAGCCGATGCCGACTGAGCGGTTCGGGTAGCGGCGCAGGAAGTAACCAGGCAGGAAGATCGAAAAGATGGTGCTTTTGTAATGGCGCGGTGGAAGCTCCACCATCAGGCGGCGGATCTCCCCATCAGCGACACGCTGACCAAGGGCGACTAGGCGGTGGGTGTGGTCGCTCCAGGGGAAGCTGGGGCAGACCGAACAGATGTACTCCTTAAAGGTGCCGGCGATGGGGGCCTGGGTCTTACTGGCGTTGGCATCGCGCTCCAGCTCCAGCACGGCGAGGCGCGAGGAGGGGTCAGGGGCGCGGATGGGGGTCATGCGGCCACCCCGGCAAACACGTCGGGCTGATGCCCAGCCGCCTGGGCCCTGCTGATCCGCTGCTTGGCGATGGCGTGGTAGTCCGGGTTGATCTCGCTGCCTTCAAAGTCGCGGCCAAGCAACAGCGCTTGCTCAGCGACCGTGCCGCTTCCTGTGAACGGGTCATAGACCACGCCACCCCTAGGACAACCGGCCAGGATGCACGGCTTTACCAAGTCGGGCGGCATGACAGCAAAATGCGCCCCGTGAAATGGCTTTGTTGCAACGGTCCAGACGTCGCGGCGGTTGCGTGTGTCGCCTGCGCCTACGTCTTTCATCTGCCTGTCGTCTCTATTTGCAGGTCCGCCCTCGCTATCAAGAAAGTGCCCCTGCCCCCTAAAGGCGCTTTTTCCGCCCTTGCCCTTTGGCGCCCATGGCTCAGTTGAGCCGCGACCGCCACTCATTGGGGCCCCGCGCTCGCCTCCTTGCCGCCCCGCAAACCCATTGCCTGCAGGCTCACTGCTGACTGCCGGCTCTTTGATCGCCTCAAAGTCGTAGTAATACCGCGCTGATTTCGATAACAGAAACACGTACTCATGCGCCTTGGTGCAGCGATCCGTCACGCTCTCAGGCATCGGGTTAGGTTTGTGCCAGATAATGTCTTGCCGCAGATACCAGCCGTCAGCCTGCAACGCGAATGCAACGCGCCAAGGGATGCCGGCAAGGCTTTTGTTTGCGTAGCTGTCTCCCAGGTTCAACCACAGCGTTCCGTCATCCCGCAGCACCCGCCGCAGATCTTGAAACACTCCCGCCAAGCGGGCCACGTACTCTTCCGGTGTGGCCTCCAGGCCGATCTGGCCATCGTGGCCATAGTCTCGCAGCCCCCAGTACGGCGGGCTGGTGACGCAGCAATTCACCGACGCATCCGGCATGGTGCGAAGCACGTCGAGGCAGTCGCCAAGGTGCAGGGTGCTGCTCATCCCACCGGCCCCACGCGATACACCTCCCAATAGGCGCCGGGCCCTGGGTGGTCCGTAACCTCAATCAACTGATGCTCACGCAATGCCGCAATCCGCCTACTCACGGTGGACTGCGAGCACCGCCACCGAGTCATCATCTCAGCGGTAGTAATCTCCGGGACAATGCCTGCCCGGATGCGCATATCCAGCCATTCGGCCAGCTCCAGGCAATCAAGCAGGGTGCCTTCACTCACGTAGGGCCGTCGTGCCAACAGGGGGCGGCCAGGGTCACGGTTCCCCCTCGTCTGCAGGTGGCGTCCCGAGGCCACGGGCCTGGATCTGCAACAGCACCCGCCGTTCATCGTCTGGGGTGAGCCCAGCAGAGGCAAGGGCATCCATCACCGTGGCGATGGTCTTGCGCTCTACGCGGCGATCGGCGGCAGCATCAGACCACGTTTCTCGTGTCGTGGGGTTGTGGGTCAACCACCATTGGGCATCACGAGGATCAAGTGATCCTGTGATGATTTTGATTGCGCGAATTTCTGCTAGATGACGCCCTTCCTGGATAGCAGCCAGAAACTGGTTTTCCAGTTCGGAGCCGATGCCTTGTTCCGCTTTTAGCATCCATGCCTTAATAGTGCTGATCGATGCCTTGCAAGCCCTGGCAACGGTGTCCAAAGCGCCACCCTGCTCAGAGATGTCCCGAGCGGTCTGGACCACCTCTGCAGTGAGCTTGCTTGGGCGGCCAGCAGGCACGGGTAGCGCGGCGTTGCGGTCGCCCATAGTCTAAGCCATAATTGCCGTTTGGGAACGGCAACGGCTACCCACGCGATGAAGTCACAGCGGTATCCCCGTTGTATCTTCCGACCTCGGCATAGGACGCAAGGGGGGTGGAGTCCATGCGCAGAAACTTCATCTGCCCGATCCTGAGGCCTGGGTAGATGCCAACCCAGTGGAGCTGCCTCACGTTTTTCAGCTCCAGGGTGAGGCGTGAGCCGTTCCAACCGGGGTCGCACCATCCGGCTAACAGGTGCTGTAGGCCTTCGCGGGCGCGGGACGATTTGAGCACGAACTGTGCGGCGATGCACTTAGGCAGGTTGAAGATGGGCTCCCCCTCTGCAAGCACAAATTGCCCCGGCACCATGCGGTAGGGGACGTCTGCGGTGTGGTGGGCCATGCTGTAGGGCACAAGGCCGGGCCCCTCGCTGGACTCGATCAGGATGTTCGAGCCCAGGCGAAGGTCCAGGCTTGCAGGGTTGAGGAGGGCGGGTTCAAAGGGGGTGACCATGCCGGCTTCGCATAGGGCACGGATCTGGAAGTCAGCGAGAACGGTCATTTGATGGGTTCGTAGATGGTGCGGGCTTGGTGCTGGGCGATCTGGCGGAGGTCCGTCCAGAACGGTGCTTCGTGATCGGCGGGGAGGATCAGTGCCTCGGGGGTGCCGTTGGTGGAGCGGACCTTGAGGATGCGGAGGCCCCAGCCGGGGCGCTTGGGGGTGGTCATGGTGTCAGACATTGCCATCGCTCTTCTGGAACTGCTCGCCATCGGAGCCCCGGAAACGATCGTCCGTTCCCCATCCATTGCGCTAGTACTCCATCAGGAACACCAGGCAGCAGCCGGCGTGGGCTAGATGGCTCAGGCCGGTTTCAGGGTCGAGATCTTGGCCGCGCCACCAAGCGAACAGGTGCCTAAGCAGAGCGGCGTAGTACCTGCCCCAGCGGGCACCTCGGCACCAGTTGTTGGCGCCGTACTTGCTGGCCCCGAAGGTCAGCACCTCCGCGATGGCTTCCATTGCTGGTGGCGGCAGCAGGTCAAGGCGAGGCTTGCTCGCGCTTTCGGCGGATTTACGAGCTTCGCCTTGGGGCTCTTCAAAATGCTCAACCATGACTTTCCTCCTGCACGGTTTGCCCGGCCCCCGGCGTGTGGCACCCCACCCCGTCAAGGAAGTCGGCGGTGGTGCTGCTGCCGTGACGCTCCCTGAGAATGGCGGCCAGTTCGTGGGCGACGGCGGCGGAGTTCACACGGCAGGCATTGCACGGGGCTTGGCAAGGCTTCGCTCCAGGTAGGACGGCAACGCACATGGCCAGGGCCAGGCGGTCGGCAGGGGTGATGGCGGCCGGTTCGCTGCTCTCGGGCACAGCCGGTCCATCGGTCTTCCATGGCAACCCAGCCTGAGGCGCGGGGATCGGACGCCAAGGGCCTCCACGGTGGTCGGCGCCCTGCCATCCACCGCCGCACGGGCGGACGTAGTGGGGGGGGCCAGATAGCTGCTTGAGCAGGGTGGCGGCGCGGGTGAATCGCTCCGCCGTCGTATTGCACACGTCGTAAAACTCATCCCCACGATCCGCATCCTGTTCCAATGCAGCCACCAACTTCGCCACCTCCCCCACTTGCGGCGCTGGCGGGGTGGTGATCATCTCTTGCAGTACTGGGAGAGGATCTTGAGGTGGCGCACGGAAGGTATCACCCCAAAGCAATGCGCCATTACTGCCCGGTGCAAACCCAAACTTTTCGCACAACTCAACAGCATCGGCGAGGATTGGCCCTTCCACTTGGTCCGCATCGGGCGCGTCTGACCGAAAACTAAGCGTGCAGGTTTCACCCGGTTTAAGGAAAGGTGAATTTGCCGTTAGCAATTTTTCACCACCTGTAACGTCTACAAGATAATCGCCGGGCATTGAGCGTCGGATCGTAACTTTAATGTCGTTCATTGTTGGTCGTGGCAAGCGGGCAGTCTTTCCAGTAGATGGGCGATGCGCAACATTTCCCGGCCGGTCAAAAGCATCAGATCGCGCCGCGATCTCACGCATTCGGCATCGGCCCTTAACTTATCTATCAGTTCTTCTACCTCGTCGACAAGGAGCGCATTGCGGGCGTGATCCATGGCCATGGCCAGCAGGTTATCCGCTGCTGGCCCTACCTCCCACCCATCAACAGCATTGACCAGCTGCTGCAGGGCGGCGCGAAAGTCGGGTTCAGGCATTGGGGTTAGGGGTGGTGGGAACAACACAAGAGCAGGCCCCTGGCGTCGGGCAACCGCGTGGCTCGATCGCAACTGGCTGGCCTGGCGGGTTCTCGCGCAGCCACGCGGCGGCCTGATCGGCTAGCTGCCGAACGCCAAGGAATCCCTGAAACCTAAGCTGGGCCAACCGCTCCAGCGGGGAGCGGTTGGCAAGGGCCTCGGCAGGTGAGTCGGGCGCGGTGCCGGCCGGGCCGTCGTAGAGGGTGTGCGTGGTCATAATCCCATCTCTTGCTCATCTTGCGCCTGCTCAGCCATAAGCAGCTGCCATTGTTCCCCTTCAGGGGTTAATCGCCAACCATGCGAAGTAAAGTCAATGGCTTTTTCAAGGCGATCAAGTATCGCAAAACGCACCGAAGAGCTATGGTCGTAAGCGGACATTTTGCTGTCAGGAACCGTTGCCTCTCCCCCTGCCGGCTGGGTGGGTTGGGTGTCCCGCTCCTCCCCTGGATACGGTTCGAGCACTTCCAGCCGTGCGCAGGTCACTGCGGTCTGAGCCAGAACATTGCCCCACGGAATCCCGGCGTTTTCGGTAATTGACATCAACACCAGCAGCACATCGGCAGCCTCGCTGAGCGGATCGCCGTACTTGCCCCGGATGGCCTCGGCCAGCTCTGAACATTCCAAATGCAAGCAGGCAATCCGACAAGTCCAATGAAGAGACCAGTCGCGCTTCCTGCACATGGCCAGAACGCGGGCGGGTAGCGTGTCTGGGGGCTGGGCGGCGCCGCGCTGGTGGCCGAGGTTGTAGATGGCGCGGATTTGCGCTTTGAGCACTTCGACAGGAGTCAACGCTTTGTCGTAATCCCTGCAATTGAGAATCGCCACCTTTGCGGCATCCGCATAGCAGTCAGCCAGTTCCTGATCCGTGACCACCGGAGCGCCCTCGGGCGTGGGGGCCGTCAGCTCAACGCTGCCGGGGATCGGCCGCTGCTCCAGCGCTTCCAGGCGTCGCACGATTGCCTCATTGCAAAATAAGCTGCTCTGGGATTGCTCAGTGGCGTCAGCCTCCAGCGCCTCCAACCGCTCCAGCAGGTGCAGTAGCGCCCGTGAGTAGGTCGAGCCATCGACAAGAACGGATTGACGCAACCAGGCCAAGACCTCGGGAGATAGCGGTTGAGTCACGCCTTCACCTCATGCCGCGCCAGAACCGAACGCAGAAACTCGGTAGCGGCTTCGTTGCTGTCATAGAAATGGCTGTGTGCCTCGACCCCCCCGAGCATCAAGCCGGCGACACCCGGGCCAACTGCGGCCTGCAGTAGCCGGCCAACCTCGCCGGCCTGGTGAATCAACCAGCCGCCCAGGCAGTGCCTGGTATCGCAGGTGTGCCAGGTGTGCATTTCCAGCGCACCCTCCTGGAGCGCGGCAGCCGCGGCGGCCCTGAGGCGTTGAGGAGCGTCGGCTGCGATAGCGATGCCACTTGCCCCTTTGAGGTCAGCCCCTTCGAGGTTGGCCCCGCCGAGGCTGGCCTCTTCGAGGCTGGCCCCTTTGAGGCTGGCCCCGTTGAGGCTGGCCCCTTCGAGGTTGGCCCCGTTGAGGCTGGCCCCGTCGAGATCGGCCTCTTCGAGGTTGGCCCCGCCGAGGTTGGCCCTGTTGAGGCTGGCCCCGTCGAGGCTGGCCCCTTTGAGGCTGGCCCCGTTGAGGCTGGCCCCTTCGAGGCTGGCCCCGTCGAGGCTGGCCCAGTCGAGGCTGGCCCCTTCGAGGTTGGCCCCGTCGAGGTTGGCCCTGTTGAGGCTGGCGCCGTCGAGGATGGCCCCTTTGAGGCTGGCGCGTTGGCCGCTCGGATCACCGGCCAACCAGCGAGCGTGGCTGGCCAGGATTTCGGGCAGGTTGCGTGTTGGTGATTCAGGCATAGGAGCTTCAGGGGGTGGGGGGTGGCGACCGTGGGGCTTATAGCGATGCCGTGAGGCGGGGCAGGCCCAGGGGGGATTAGGTGCCGCGACCGGCTGATATCAGTTCCCTGGCTTTACCCAGGTGCCCGGCAGCCAGCTCAACGGCACCGGGGATCGGCCGCGCCTCCAGCGCCTCCAACCGCTCCAGCAGGTGCAGGAGCAACCTGTCATAGGTGTTGCCATCAACAGCAGCGCACTGGCGCAGCCAGGCAAGGTCTTCAGGCGACAGTGGGCTGCTCATCCCTTCACCTCGAAGGGCAGGATTCGCACTTCCATTCCTTCACCTAATAGCTCTTTTGCCCGCGTTGACATCTCTGCAAATTGTTCAAAGCGCTCGGTGCCGACTAGGGCACGACGGCCGGGGCCAGGCGTGCGTTTGATGTACCAGCTGATCTGGAAGGTCATCGAAGGGGATCCTCAAAGGGGGTGTCGTAGGTGATCACTGACGGGTCGGCAGGCTTTGCTGGTTGGTCGTCGGTGGGCAGCATCGGGATCCCGCCAAGCGGGGGCATGGCACCTGCATTGCGTGCCAGGAACTCGGCAAACAGCTCGTCATCGCTGAGAGGCTGAGCCCATTCGCCGCACCAGTTATGAGGCAGCACCCACGGCCACTCAGCCAAGGCTTCTCCTTGCGCTGGCCTGGGGGCGTAACGATTGCAGGTGCCTTGTCCGTCGTCTTGCTCGACGTAGAACCGGCAGTTAGCGCAGCAGGGCGTTAAGTCATTCATTTCACTCATCGGGCCCTCGGTGCTACGTGGCGTTCGTGCAGCAGCTGCTGATGTGCGTCCCGCAGGGCCAGAGCCTGACCAAGGATGACGGCTCCCAGTAACAGCAGGATGACCAGGATTGTGGGTCCTACTCGGCGATCGGAGGCTTCACTGCGGCGGCGGCGCTCGGCCTGGAGCTCCTCCTCTGCGCGATCAGCAGCACCAGCAGAGCGGCGGCTAAAAATCGCGGGAAGGGACGGCTCAAACGAGCACCTCGCAGGGGATGGCGTCACATCGAAGGACCACGGTGCCGGGGTGCCGCGCCTCAAAGGCTTGTTTGGCGTCGTGGGCGTTCCAGCCGTCAGGCGTGACCCATTCGGTGTGCTGGGTGTCGCTGGACTGAAAGATGCTGGGGAGGATGGAATTTGCACGGGTCGGGTTGTGGTAGGTGATTGAGAAGGTCATGGGATGGTGGTGAAGGGTTCGGGGTCTAACAGGCGCTGCGCTTGCTGCCGTTCTCTTGGGGCATGAAGACCCTGGAATCAACGGCAGACCTCGACGGGTCCCGATGCAGGCGAGAGGCCATGTGTTCCACCGCCTAACCCGAGCAGTGGATGGCATCACTTGGGAGCGCAGGTAGTCCGGCAACTCACCGGGCCATGCCCCGAGGGTCAGAGCAGTTCCTTGCCGGTGAAAGAGGGGGAGGCCGGCAGGTAGCACGCGGGGGGCAGCGGTGGAGTTGATGCGTTTGTGAGGAGATAGCTGATGCTGTGGAGTCGCCTGCGCCAATTCGTGACGGCCAGGGCGTCTACCGGTTGACCGTCTTCGCGGGAATTGTCCTCTAAAGAGCGGGCAGCCGATTCAGCATCGGCCAGCAGCTGATCCAGGGCGTTAGCTACCGGCTGCTGGCGGGGGGTGTGGGTGATCGTGGGCATTGGTGGTGGGGCGGTGTGGCTTGGAATGTTCTGAGCCGTTAGTTCCTAGACGGTAAAAGTAATCTTGCTTGTATCTCATGCGCGACCTTATTTACAATGTTTGGATCAAATACTTCTCTCATTGGAAAGAATTTAATTGTGCCGTTCCAGCCGACAATGGCATTGCCATTTTCGTATCGAAAAAACTCGTAACTGTTTTTATCGCTGGCGTGCGCCGCTGTGTCGCCTGGAGACAGAAGACGCATTTCGGCAAGCACGATCTCAATAGCTGAATCAAGAATCTGATTGTTGTTCATGTTCGTATCAAAGCGGTGTAGTTTGGGAAGCGCGGCTTGATTACTTGATATCCGCTGCGATCACAGATTCTGGATCTGCAAAACCAAATAGAGGCAAAAAGAAAAATGGCAAACCATTTGCGCGCATAACTGCAGCGCCTTGAATTTCATTTGTTGCCCCTGCGCTGGCCCATGCGCTGTCCCGTGCGCTGGCCCGTGCGCTGGCCCATGCGCTGGCCCGTGCGCTGTCCCATGCGCTGGCCCGTGCGCTGGCCCATGCGCTGGCCCATGCGCTGTCCCGTGCGCTGTCCCGTGCGCTGGCCCGTGCGCTGTCCCGTGCGCTGTCCCGTGCGCTGGCCCGTGCGCTGGCCCATGCGCTGGCCCGTGCGATCCAATCCTCGGGGCTCATGTGGTCAAGATGCCGCCAAAAAGCAAGCACGATATGAGCTTGATCGCCAATTACCTTTTCGGGATCGCGTATAACAACTGAAGGCGCACCATCCTCCGTGTCGTTGATTAGTCGCAGCAGCACTGCGTGAGCGCGACTGATTCCAAGCAACTCGGCAACACGTTTATCCGCTTCTTCCTGTTCAAGGTTGCTTAGATCATCAGCAGACATGCCGTCGAGAAAATGCAGCGCCTGTCCTTGCGCACACATGCAAGAACCATCATCGCTAACGAGACTTCCCTTGAACGGGATATTGCCGGGCCAGAAGGCCAGCAATTCTTCAACTGTGGTTGGGTTTGCCATGAAGGGAAACTGAGTGGTGTGGTTTGGTAAGCGCAGCGGTTAGGCGTACGCGAAAGCCTCTTCCTCAACCGGTAGGAGCACGGTGAGGGAGTAAGGGGCCTGCGTCTCGTCGTAGCTGGCCAAGGTGGCTGGCAGGGTGTCTACATCGCAGTAGTCGTCGTTGTCGTCGTTCTGGATGTAGAACCAGGTGGCCAGATCGTCGGATTGCCGCTGCTCCACAAAGGAGCAGAGGGGGTGGTCCCCGATGATGAGCAGAGCTTCGGCGAGGGGGGTGGACATGGGCGGTTGGGGTGGTGGTGTGGGTTGCCGGATTGGCTCCGGCGGGCCATGGGGTCAGCCGACGTAGGCAGAGGAAACGCTGCTGGGGATTCCGTGATCTGCAAGGTGGCTGTTGATCCGATCAACCTCGCTTTGGGCTTCCTGCTGGGTTAGGCCCCAGTAACGGCGCTCGGCTGTGCCGTCGGGCTGGGTTTGATAGACGGCGAAGGTGTTGGTCATGGCTGGCGATCGGGGTGGTGGTGTGGGGTGCCGAATAGGCCTCGACGGGGCCGTGGGCTAGGGCATGGCTGGTAGCCGGTCGGTGGTGGTGCCGGATGGGGCATGGGCTCCGGCGGACCCTTGTTGGTGGTGGTGCCGATTAGGCCTCGGCGGGCCGTGGGCTAGGGCATGGCTGGTGCTGGCGGGCGGTCTGGTTTGGTGGTGACGGGCCTTTGCCCCGGTCCACAAATCATAAGCCGTAAATCGCGCTTTCGTAAAGCCCTGCCGTCGTTGCGTTTCAGAAACCGTAACAACTGCACCAAAAGGAAAGCCCCGGCGGTTGCCAGGGCCAGGGATCAGGCGGAGAGGGCCACCTCATATCGGGGGCTGGCCCCGAGCCTGAGGGTGCGTGAGCGGTGGCGCGTCAGTCCAGCCATCAGGGTGGCGGCTACAGCCTGCTCCCAGCACGCGAGGGCTTCCTCGTCCGATGCAGCGTGGATCACGATGCGGGGGGAAGTGTCAAGGAATCCTTGACGGTTGGCGACGGGCTGGCGGTGGTTGGTGGTGAGCGGTGAGGCGGGCTGAAACTGCTCAAGGAACCAGCCATCCATCCAA